GATCGTTTCACAACTATTGATAACAAAGGAAAACTTACTGATCACGGTGACTACGCAAATTCAAGTAATTGGATTCGTGTAGAGATGAACCCAGACAGTGTTGCCCCATCACAGGCAATGCCATATGGTCATGGTTCATACATGGCTCCAATCGCAGGAGTTTCAGTTCCAAATCCAATTTATAGTCATGCTTCTCAATATGGAAGAAATCCTGGAAGATACTATAACGGTGCAGTCTTTAATCAAGATTCTCCTGATGGGATTTTAGAACTTCCTATGTCTGCCAAAGATACCGTTGAGTTATTCGCACCACTTCCAAGAAGTTCTGATGATTCGGGTGAAGGATATTATATGGATCGTCCTGGTAGTTATGTAGAAGAAGTTGACGGAGAACGTGAAACATTTTATGTTGATGCTATCGATACGAATCCTTCTTTAACACAAGAAACAGAAATTGCAAAACTTAGAAGATTTGTGGTAGGATTTCAAGGTGGATTTGATGGTCATGCTCCAACACATCCAATTAATCTTGGTAAAGACATTACTGCAACAAATGTTCAAGGTATGGATTGTTCTAAACGAACATCAAATGGTACAATCGCATATATGAGTGCATTCGCTGCTCTTAGTAACCAAGACGAGTTTGATATCAACCTTATCGTGACACCTGGTTTAAGTCTTGATCTTCATAGATCAGTTGTAAATCGTGGTGTTGATCTTTGTGAAAACCGAGAAGATTGCTTTTACATTCTTGATTGCGTAAGTGCAAAAGACCAACCAGGTCGTGTTGACGATGCAGTTGCCGAAGCTTCTACAATTGATACAAATTATGCAGCTACTTATTACCCTTGGGTTAAAATTATTGATCCTGCGACAAACAAGTTAATGCCATTCCCACCAAGTTCGTTGATGGCATCTGTGTATGCGGCTAATGACAAGGTGGGCTGCAGAGTGGTTCGCACCTGCGGGTTTGAATCGTGGTGGTCTTGAACAAGCAGTATCAGTAATGGATCGTCTTACATTTGCAGAAAGGGATACATTGTATGAAGGTAAAGTTAATCCTATTGCGGCTTTCCCTGGTCAAGGTATCGTGGCATTCGGTCAAAAAACTCTTCAACGTCGTTCAAGTGCGTTGGATAGAGTTAATGTACGTCGTTTGCTTATTACTGTTAAGAAGTTTATTGCAAGTTCTGCAAGATACTTAATTTTTGAACAAAATGTTACTGCAACACGTCAAAGATTCTTGAGTATTGTTAATCCATACTTAGAAAATGTCCAACAAAGACATGGTCTATATGCTTTTCGTGTAATTATGGATGAGTCTAACAACACTCCGGACTTGATTGACAGAAACATTCTTTATGGACAGATTTTCTTACAACCTGCCCGTGCAGTTGAATTCATCGTTCTTGATTTCACATTGCAATCGACCGGTGCAAGTTTTGAAGGTTAATTTGTAGATAGGTGCAAAGGTGTAGCCCCCTCACTTCTTCAGAAGTGGGGGGTTTTTTTTTGATTTGATATATATTTATGCTTATGCAAGAAACTAGTTTACAATCAATTTATACGGATATTCAATATGACGAATTTGTTCGTTTCGTTAAAGAACATAAACTAGATTGTGATACAAGTTTAATTAATGAATTGGTAATACCTTCAAAACTAAAATCAATATGGTCATTCATAAAAGACTTAAAAGAAAAAGTATCTGTAAAATTAGTTGATTTGGTTAAACTGTTTTTAGACAAAGTAGTTTTTAAATTTTTTGCTAAAATAAAGTTTAGTATGAGTTATTTGTTTAAACTTGTTAAGAAAGGATTTAAAGCATACAAAGATATTATCAAGGCAATTGGGGAATATGTAGCAAGTACAAAAGTTGGAAAGTGGACCGAGGAGAAACTCAAAGCACTTGACGATTTTCTTGCGAAACATCCTCGTACTAAAAAAATTGCTGGTGTAGTTGTAGCTGGATTGTTAATTTACATTTGGTTAAATATGACGTTCACAGGTAATGCAGATTATGACTTCGACATGGCAGATATGATAAGTGCACTGGGTGGTGGTTTTAGATTATCAACTTTATTTGCTGGACCAGAAGGAATGGCATTGTTAATGCTGTTCGCAACTGGTGTAATGGGATTGTCATTTCCTTGGCCAGGCCCGCAACACATTCAATTTATCGGAGCAGTATTATACGGATCGGCAAAACTTGTCGGAAAGAAATTAAGAAAGGATAAATAAATATATTTTTTTTGAGTAACTGAATATTTATACAATAACAGGTCATTAAACGTAATTTTCGGTTTTCTGACTAATATTTATCATTAATATAAAAACACTAAAACTGGAGAAATAATAATATGGCACAAGTAGTAGAAACACAAGAAATGTTTTTTACGGCATTTGAACCTAAAACAGCAAATCGTTTTATTATGTATATGGACGGTGTTCCAGCATATTTAATTAAAAATGTCGATAGACCAAACATTACAATCGATGTTAACACATTAGACCACATCAATATCAAACGTAAAGTTCGTGCAGGTAAAGCAGAGTGGAATAACATCAGCATGGGTATGTATGACCCAATCGTTCCAAGTGCGGCTCAAGCAGCTATGGAATGGGTTCGTCTTTCACATGAGTCTGTAACAGGTAGAAATGGTTACGCAGACTTCTACAAAAAAGATTTAACAATTGTTGTTCTTGGACCGGTCGGTGACTATGTCGAAGAATGGACAATTAAGGGTGCGTTCGTTGCAGGTACAACATTCTCTCCATTAGATTGGACAACAGGTGATGTTGCTACTGTTGATTTAGATATTGCATACGATTACGCAATCCTTCAATACTAAGAACAAAACATCATATCCAGTTTTAAAAAAACTCCCGTATGGGAGTTTTTTTTTTTGTTTATGTATATATTTATCAGAGTGGAAGTAAATAAATTAAAATCAAGCATATTGAAAATATACGAAGAAGTGCTCAATGAAAAGCAAACTGAATTGCAGTTAGAGGGATTAAGTGATGCATACGGAAAACTTGCAAAGTTCTTATTAAAACAAGTACAAGTTGGTAAGTTTTTAAAAAACTACGATATCGATAACTCTACTGGTAGAATGATGTTCCAAACTGCAAGTGGTAAAAAAATTGTTTTCAACGATATGAAGTTAGGTGTTACTTTAAATAAAGTGTGGAAGGGTAAAAAGAAAAGTGATTTCTTTGCATACAAAGATCACAAAAAGATTTTACAATTTGCCCTTGCTGATATTTAATAAAAAATTTTGATTTTTTGTTCAAAATTTTTATTCTTGTATATGTATATATATTGGTATATATTATACTGATATTTAAAAATAAAAGGTTACAATTATGGCAAACGAAGATAATAATATAGAGATACCACAACAAGTTCGTGAACAACTTGAAAGAGATGCAGCTGAAGCAAGAAAGATTTCTCAGTCAACAACTACACAAGAAACTACACAAGAAACTACACAGGCAGAAAAAACTGCACCTGCACCTGCACCAACTGCTCAGTTTTCAACACAAACTGATCAAGTTCAGTCATTTGAATATCCAAGTGAAGTAATTGATCTACCAAGTCAGGGGTGGTTTTATCCACAAAATTCACCACTATCACGTGGTAAGATTGATATAAAATACATGACTGCAAAAGAAGAAGATATACTTACAAGTCAAAATCTTATCAAGAAGGGTGTTGTGTTAGATAAGTTACTTGAAGCACTTATTATTACACCGAATGTAAAGATGGACGATATTTTGGTTGGAGATAAGAATGCTATATTCATCGCATCACGTATTTTAGCATATGGAAAAGATTATGGAATCAAGTTTAAAGACCCTTCAACAAATGAAGATGTGGAAGATACAATCGACTTGGCCAAACTTGAACCAAAAGAATTTAATTTTGAGCAGTACGAACGTGGGTTGAATCTATTTCAATTTGAACTTCCTAATAGTAAAAGAACCGTACATTATAGTTTGTTAACTCATGGAGATGAACAAGCAATTGATATGGAAATGAAAAGCATGAAGAAGTTTTCAAAAAATAAAAATGAAACTACTGAAATTACTACTCGTTTGAAATATGTAATTAAGTCATTAGACGGAAATGAAGATCGTGCAAGAATTAAAAGTTTTGTTGATAAAGAACTACTTGCACGTGATTCTCTTGCTTTAAGAGAACACATAAGAGAAAATACACCTGATCTTGATATGACATTTAACTTTGAGTCCGAAGAGACCGGATATACTGAAAGGATGACGATCCCACTTGGGGTCGACTTTTTTTACCCTTCCACAGGAGTATAAAATACAACTCCACGAAGAGATTTTTAATCTCTGTTATCATAGTCAAGGTGCTTTTAATCAGTCAATTGCATATAATCTTCCAATATATCTTAGAAGGTTTTATGCCAAGAAATTGGTGGAACTCAAAAATAAAGAAAACGAAGAAATCAAAGCAGCCCAAGCAAAAGCAAAAACTAATTCAAAACCTGCTTCAAAACCAAGTACCCGGTCCTTTTCAAAGGGGGGTCGTTCTTACAAATAGTTTTTATGATTAAAGTGTTACTTACTATATATTTATACGTATATAATAAATCACCTATATGAAAAGAAAACAAAAATTAAATGAACAGGAACTATTATCTGAATTTTTAGGTTCTCTTGTAAAAGCAGTATTTAATACAAAAGCAAAAGCTGTTGGAAAGGCTGCATTTGCCGATCCATTGCTTCACACCGCATTTCAAAATTACATTGACGACACCAAGAAATTTAAAGCAAAACTTAAGAAAGCAGGAATTACTAGCACACAAGATTTAAAAAAATCATTTGCTGATAAAGGTCTTGAAGATTTAATACACTAAAGGAGAATCTTTGAGTGGCACTTGATCCCGAAGATTTAAATATAATAAAGGACGTTGGTTCTTTTACACAAGATATACAAAAATCAATTGCATCTGATTTGTTACCTGATTTAAAGGATGTGGGTGATCTAAGTTCTCAGTTTGTAGATAATTTAAAAAATGCTCAATCTGAATCAAATTTAGATATAACAGGAATTGACAACATTGAAAAAATGCAACAAAGTTTAGTTGCATCTGGACGTTCTTTAGAAAAATTTAAAGATTTGACACGTGACTTTAGAATTGAAATGTCAACTGCATCTGATCAAACCGAAGCTTTGGCAATGTTAGATCAACAAAAACTTGAAGTTGAACATAAAATATTAGATGTTGCTGGTAGTATAAGCACATTAGAAACTGAAAAAATACCAGAAGCTGCAAAACTCGTAGAAATAGAAGCTGCACGCTTGTCATTATTAAACGAAGGAACTTCTGCATATGCTACGCAAAAAGAAAAATTAGAGCAATCAAAGAATGAACTACTTAACTTAAACGCAGGCCTTGCTAATAACTTAGGAGTAATGGGTTCATTGAATAAATTCAACGACGATTTTATAGAAGGTCAACGAGTAAGCATAAATAATATGTCCACAATGACTCAGTATCAAGATGATTTAAGAACCACCACAGGTGCGGTATTTCAAGAAACCAATAAACTATTAAGTTTAAATAAAGAATTAAACGAAGAACTTCAATTGCATGGTAAAAATATGGAAGAATTCATCAAGACATATGGTGGTGTTAGTGATGAGGTCATGGGTAAGTTTGATGGAATAAAAGATAGTATATTAGGTTCGTTGGAATCAATTCCATTGATAGGTGGTATGTTAGCAAAATATGCAACGGGACCTTTAGAAGAAGTATCGGATATTGCAAAAGAAGCATTTGCAGGTGCATTGAAGGTCGGACTAAAACACGCACAAGATACAGGAAGTGCAATGGGTGGAATACAAGCAGGTTTAAGTCACTTCATGGGTAATTTACAAGGCATTGGGGCTGCACTAAAATCAATATTAAGTGGACCATTTTTATTGATAGCCGCACTAACTGCTTTACTTACATTAGCATTTAAACGATTCACAGAACTTGAAGAATCTGCAAGAGAGTTGCGAAAAAATTTGGGTGGAACACTACAAAGCACTTCCGCAATTTTTGATGAAGTTCAAAGACTGAATGTAGAATTTTCTCATATGGGGGTCTCGTTAGAGGACGCAAGTGCATCGGCACAAGCACTGGCCACTCAATTTGGAAACTTTGGATTGGAACTGATGCCAAAGACATTGCAATCCGTTACTTTACTTAGTACACAACTTGGTATATCAAATGAAAATTTAGCAGGAGCAGCCAAAAAATTTAAAATGCTAGGAGCAGATTCGGATGCTACTGTTTCTAATTTAGTGATGGCAGTAGCAAGTGCGTCTGATTTAGCAGGTGTAAATGCAGATGAGGTAATGAGTGATGTTGCATCTGCAAGTGAAGATACTTTAATATTCATGGGAAAAACACCAGGTGCGTTGGCAGCTTCTGCGGTTCAAGCAAGAAAACTCGGAACAACAATTGATGATATTGCAAGTACAATGGAGACTATGCTTGATTTTGAAAGTTCTATTAACAAAGAAATGAAACTTAGTAGTTTGTTGGGTGGGCATATTAGTATGCATAAACTTCGTCAACTTTCATTTGCTGGTGATGCAGAGGGGGTAGCAAAAGAGCAATTAAGATTGTTACAACAAATGGGTGGTTTGGAGAATATGAATGTTTTTCAAAAACGTGCAGCTGCCGAAGCAATGGGTACATCCGTTGAAAATCTAATGAAGATGGCTGCGACTGAAAAAGACAGAGCAGCTTTTGAAGCAAAATATGGTGATAGGGCAATTGCTCTTCAAGAAGAACTTAAAAAATTAAGAGACGGTGATGCTAAAGATGGAGCTGACAGAATGAAAGCACAACTTGAAGAGCAAATTCAACAAGAAAAAATGAATCAACTTAAAAATAAATTTAATTCATTAATGATAAAACTTGGTGAAAAACTATTACCCGTAATCGAGGTTGGTATGGAAGTTTTAGTTCCAATTTTAGGTACAATATTAGATTTAGTTGGTTATATTTTATGGCCATTTAAATTGATAGGAGATGCAATTAAAGTAATTAAAGAATTTTTATCACCAGTTGTAGATGTAATTAAAGATTTAACAAAACCACTTAGTACTATGTTTGAGTGGCAAGCAAAAATAACAGCTGCTTTTTTATTTTTTGGATTATTAATTCCCAGAATTTTCAAAGGATTGTTTACTCTCGGTGGCAGTTTATTTGGATTTTTAGGTAAAGGAGTCAGTGGATTGGTTAATGGTATTAGAAACTTAATCGGTGGATTGGGTGGTACAGTTTCTAAGTTCTAAGTTATTGAAAGTATTGGATCTTCTGTACAAAGCATTTTTAGTTCCATTGGAAGATCAGTATCCAATCTGGCATCAGGAATTGGGACTGCGTTGAGTAATATTGCAAGTGGGATTGGCCGAGCAGTTACTTCACTTGGAACAGGTATTTCAGGAATGTTTAAAGGTATTGGAGAGGGTATCGCAGGATTATTACGTGGAATTGGACGTGGTATACAATCATTTGTCCAACAGATTGGTAGAATATCAACAAGAGGTGTATTACAAGCAGGATTAGCACTTGTTGTGCTTGCTGGATCAATGTTTATAGCTGCTAAAGCATTTCAGCAATTTGCAAATGTAGAGTGGGACGATATGGCAAAAGGAGTTACTGCGTTGATTGGAGTATCAACTACTATGTTAATTGTGTCTAAAATTTTGGACTCTGCAAAGGGAAGTTTAATTATGGGTGCAATTGTAATGGGAATATTTAGTTTATCTTTAATTCCACTTGCACATGGATTTAAACAATTTGCAGATGTACCGTGGGAAAATGTATTTTATGGGTTGGGTGCTTTATCTGTTCTTGCTGTGGCTGCTAGTCTTATTGGTAAATTCATTGTGCCTATTTTACTTGGGTCAATTGCAATAGGAGCACTAGGACTTGCTTTGAATCCATTTGCTGACTCACTTACTAAATTTGCAAACATTGATTTTAAAAGTGTGTTAACAGGGGTTGTAGCACTAGGTGCTTTTGCAGTTGTAGCTGGTATGATGGGAATGTTTGCACTTCCAATTATTGCAGGTTCAATTGCAATTGGGGCATTAGGACTTGCATTGCAATTATTTGGAATGGGTTTAAGTTCTATACTTCCTGCAATCTCTGAGTTGTCTAAAGTTTTCACAGGAGTGGTTGAATCACTTCAAAAACTTACATTCTCGGATATCGGAAAGATAGGTCTTCTTGGAGTGGCAATGGCAGGTCTTGGTGTTGCTTTACCTCTCGTAACGGCAGGTGTAATTTCCGTTGGGATTATGGCATATTCAATTGGAAAACTTGGGGATGCGGCGAAAGATGCAGGAGAACCATTAAAAAATCTTGGAACAGGTCTTGAAGCAGTAATCACAAATATGCTAAAAATTTCTAAGCAAAGTGATGCCATACGAGATGCTTCAAGTGCAATTCGTGACATGGGAGGTGCGTTTAATGAATTATCTATTGCAGCTGGAGGTGGAGGTGGATTCATAGATTCAGTTGTGGGGTTTGGTACATCGGGTATAAATGCAATTTCAGATTTTGCATTTGGTACAAATAAAATAGATCAATCAAATTTAAACCCATTGCAAGAAATTATAAAATTTACATCATCTTTACAAAATATAGGAAATATAGGTGAAAATCTTAGATCAATACCTGACGCATTAAATTCTATTAAAGAATTTGCAAGTGGTCTTGGGGTAGGTGAAGTGGATGGTATATCTGTAAAAATAAAAAATCTACTAGAACCTCTATCGTTGATTAAATCCGAAAGTGTAGATAACCTTAAAAATTTATCATCTGCGATAATGTCTATTTCACAAAATCTACTAGTGATGAACCAAATAGGAACAAGTCCTGTAAAATCATTCATCGAGTGTATTTCAAATCCAGAGGTGTATGAAACTGCAATATCAGGATTTGACTCACTTACCGAGGCTGTAATACGTTTTGGGAAAGTATGGAGTGATTTAGGGTTTTTAGGAAAGATGGTGTTTGCTTTCAAAGGAAAAACGGAAAGTGTTTCTGACGAACTTGTAAAGAAATCTACTGATAACAATACTGTTAATAAAACAATTGTTCAACAATCAATTGAAAAAGAACAATCGCAGAAAATGAATGTAACTGACTCAGCACAAAAGGGATATACATTTTCAAGCTTTGTTGGCAAAATTGGAGGTGAGGATAAATTAAAAGAATTACAAACTTTACAGGATAATAAGGATATAGCACACGAAAACTATAATAATTTTATTGATAAAAACAAAGCAAACGCAATAATGGATCAGGATGAGTTTGGTATTGATTTTGTGAAAGAATTTTCTTCTTCCGAACTTAATGATAAATTTGAAAAACTTAAATCCACAATGATTAGCACATCAAATGCAACCTCTGAATTGCGACATGAAATGCTCGCAAATAGAATGAAAGGGTTGGGGAGCTCTGCCAGACCTTCTGATTATCACCAATTTAATCCAAAACTAAATAGATCAATGATTGATTTAGAATTGATTCAAGAGAGAGAAATTGAAAATCAACTTAGACAATCAAATGCTTCACCAATTACCACACAGGAAATGGGATCAATCGGAACGGGCACAAACGCAAGTGTGGTGGAAACTATAAGTTCGGTTACAAACAATAATCAGACAGATAATTCAACGACCGTAGACACATCCGGCACTGAAACTAGATTAATTGAACTAATTCAATTGATGAAAAGTGGTGGAATTGCCGTTCATCTTGATGGTAAAAAGGTGAGTAAAACACTTGCATCAATAGCAAATTCGTAAGGAAAAAATATATACTTTCATATTTACAAATATATGAGCTGGATCGAAGACACACTGCAAAAACAATTAGCAAGATTAGCAAAAAACTTGCTTGGATCGAGTAATCAAAGTGCTGGACTCCAACCCATAGATAGAAAATCTTTGCAAGAAAATGTAAGAATTCAGGATTATGGGGATAGACCTAATATATTTTCAAATGGAAGAATAGTTCCTTCATTTCGCATTAATACTAATAAATCATATCTTGAGAATGTTTATTCATTAAATACAATTGGAAAGGGGGGGAGAAACGGAGTTCCTGTACCTCCAAATGCCGGTTTTGATTCAGAAAAATATAATCCAGACGATGGAAATTTTTATATAAAAGGAAACGGTACGATATATAATAAATATACTGGAGTTCGAGAATTTGATTCTGCGTTTAGAGGTGATATACGAGAAATGCGTGACCGACTTGATTTAAGTACGGGAGGCAATTCTATGGAAGTAAATAGTGATGAAGAACTTCGTCAAAAATTAAATAATGTTTACGAACCAATTCCAACCCCAAATGATCCACCACCAACTACAAGAAATCCAAGTATTAATGCACGGGTAGAAGCAACATCTAATTTTAAAAACTTGGAAGAAAGACGAGGAAATAATGCTTACTCAAAAAATATATTTAGAGAGGTTGAGCATAACGGATCAACCTGGGGTGAATACCCAAAAGAAAGTAGCATGGGTCACCAAGCAGATTATATTGGTTATGAAACTTCAAATAATTCAGCATCACCTAGACACAATTTAAAAGAAAGAGGTAAGGCTCAGGAGCAATTAAGACAATTTAACGAAAAATATAATAATGTAATGACTCAAATTACAAATACGCATATACCTGGTGTATATCAGGATATAAAACAAAAAGAAGAAATAGATAAAATAGTACAACAGACATCTGACCTTAATTCCGAAAATAACACTTCCCAATTTTTAAAAGATAGACAATACGAAAAAAAGTATGAAAAAAATAAGGATTCTATAAATCATTCGAGTACATTAAAAAAAATGCCTAAGTATGGAAATACCGAACGGGGTATAGGCAGATGGAATTATGGAGAATCTGCTAGTGATAGAATCGATAAATTTAACGCACTAAAGGTTTTGAATGTAAACGAAGATAATAAAAAAACAATAGAAAAGGGAGATTTCATTCCATTGTATTTTGAAGATTTGGTAAATAAAAAATACATTCCGTTTCGTGCGTATCTGTCAGGATTATCCGATCAAGCATCTGCTGAGTGGAATAGTCTAAGATATTTAGGTCGTGCCGATGAAGTTTCAACTTATGCAGGATTTACAAGAACAGGATCGGTTGAATTCATGGTATATGCACTAAGTGTGGAGGAACTTCATCCTATGTGGCAACGAATAAATTATATGATCGGACTGACAAAACCAGCAGGTTACACAAAACTTGGTCAGAATTCAAGTGATTCGTTCATAATACCATCTATGGTAAAATTTAATCTAGGTGATTTATATAAAAATCAACCTGTACTAATAACCGATGTGCAAGTAAATATTCCCACCGAGGGTCAGTGGGAACTGAGCAACAATAAATACAGCAAAGATAAAGGATCGTATAAGTATTTAAATAGTACAATTGAAAGAACATACAATGATGCGAATGGTGAGAAATTAAAAGTTGCACAATATCCAACACAGGCAGAAATAAGTGTTTCAATGAAATTTTTAGAAAAAAGAATACCTCAAACAAGCAATCGTCACTTTGGTGATTCACCAAATGAAATTCCACTTGGAGTTGACTCTCTATTACCTGAATCATTTGGTGAGTCGGATATAGGTGACTTCAATCATTCTTTAAATGACTATTCAAAAGGAGAAGCACCACAACTATAATGAGATACAAAACAACAAAACTTAATACTTTAAACTCAGGTAAAAAAGCACTCCAAACGACTCTTTTACCAAGAATAAAAAAAAGATCAACTGATTTATATTTGGTTATAGTAGAAAGAACTCGTCTTGATCATTTATCATATAAATTTTATGAAAATCCTACTTACTGGTGGATAATCGCAGCTGCGAATAATGTAAAGGGTACTATGTATATAGAACCAGGCACACAAATCAGAATACCAAGAGATTATGGTGAAATATTAATCGACCATAATAAAATAAATTCAAGGACTTAATATGGGTTTTTTAGATTCAGCAATAAATTCATTCAAGAACAGTGGGAATATTGAGAATGCGTTTGATACAGCAAAAGGTGGTTTATTTGATAAGATAGGGTCTTCTGTTGGAGATTTTCTGGGTGATGCAGTAGATGCGGTTCAAAATGTTGCCAAACCACTATTTGCAACAAAAGAAGAAGCAAATACAGAGCTAATGTCAATAAATCCAACTCCTTTGGTAGATGACGAACCTGAGTCTATTGGATACGATGAAAGAACTCATAATGCATATCCAACAATGACACATATTAGAAATTGGGTACGTGCCGAATTGATAAGAAGAGAAGGAAATGTTGGATTAAATTATACAAATGATAGTTTTGGTGAGGAAGCATCACAAAATATTTTAAATAGTTATGTTTTGAAAAATGGTCAAAAAGAAACTGGACTTCATATAGAAAAATTCTTTCGTCAAGAACAAACAATTCGTGAGTCATATCGTGGTCCAAAATCATCCTGGTGTCGTGTTACATCAAACGGTATTGCATTGAATCAAGATGGAAAAAAAAGAGAGGGTTTCATATTGCATGGTGTTGATAATTTTAATGAAAATTATGGTTTTGGAAGTGCCGGTAATCACTCAACTCCTCCAAATATTCTTGGTTATGACGTACTTGGAGAACAACATTATTTAATTGAACCAGATTTCAAACATCGTCCTGCACCGGGTATTACTGATATTGAATCCGAAGACATGGGAGTCGCAACTAATCATAAAAAAACTACAATCAAGTTTGTTGCCTGGAGCAGAAGTCAGGTTGATTATCTCGATCCATATTTTTTTCAACCAGGTAATACAATTTGTGTAGAATGGGGTTGGAATTTTTTTCCGAAAGATGTATTATTGGCACAAGATGAAGTTGGAAGACCTCCAAGATTTAAAAAAGGAAAGGATTTATCATCTGATGAAAAAAATAAAGTAAATTCTATAAGACAATCCGATCCTGATTATATTATGCCTAATATATCTAATTTTAATGATGAACAAGAATATATGTACGAAGAGGGCAGTGGTCTTGTAAACTTATGGAATAACTCACTTGCTGTAAAACGACAACTTAAAAAAGGTCGTGGTAATTATTCATTTGTATTAGGGATGATTTCAAATTTTAATTATTCTTTAAGAGACGACGGTGGATATGATTGTAGTGTTGAAATTACAAGTGTATCTTATCTAATGAGTCAGTTAGAAAACTCCGCATCATCGTCCGCAGGTACCGATGAAGAGACAGAGGGTGAAGTTGTAAGCGATGATAAAAATATAATAGACTTATTTAAGTATGTAGATACCTATTTACTTGAAACTATCGAAGAACAAGATGAGAATCCAGATGATCATTTTCTTGGAATCGGAAATCCACTTGCGGATTTTACAAGTTCATATAACACATATACAAATAATATGTTTGGCTTACTTAAAGGAAACGGTAGATATTTTAGTTTTGGATATTCAGGTAAGTGGGATATCAATGTAGATGATAATAAACAATATATGGCAAATTCAACCGATGATGGTAAATATATAACATTTGGGTGGTTAATAGATATTTTTAATGCTTATTTTGCACGTGAGTCTGAGGACACAAATGCAACGGTTTTTAAATTTGATGTAACAAATTCACGATGCGTTGCTCATCCAAATATAAAATCATTAGATGGAAACGTTTTACTTATACCAAATGCAATGTCACCTAGAACAAATACTAAAAACTTTAAAAATTCTACTATTGGAATTGCCGGATTTGATGATTCAAGTCAACCATTAAATAAATCTGTGATATATAACAAGTTTACGGACTCTGATAAAGAAAAAAAATATTCGCAGGCAAGAAATGCATTCATTGGAGCAGTCAAATCAGAAAGTGGCATTGCTAATATAAGAACACTAGAAGAAGCACTTGAAAAGTCTCCACGTGATGATCTACATAGATTGATGACCTTACACCGTCACTGGTCACATGAACGAGATTTTCCAATAAGACCTTTTCCAGATTATGAAGATTTAGACGAGGATAATGGAATAAGCAGTGAAGGATACTCTGGAAGAATACAAGATTTATATGTTAACTATGAAGTGATTAAAGATGCAGTAAAATCAGATTTCACAGCTCACGCAATGTTAAAAACAATATTACAAAAAATGAGTAACGCATCTGGTGGAATTTGGGATTTTGACTTAGTGGGTGACGACCCAAACGACTCATCAAATTGTGTCACAAAAATAATAGACAGAAAATTCACTTCAAACAACATATATGACATTCAAAAGAAAAAAAAGGCATTTATATTTCATGCTCATAAAAAAAATAGTATCGTAAGAAGTATGAACACAGATGTAAGTATAACTGGAGACATTGCAGGTCAAGTATTATTCAGTAACCCCACGGATCCTGACTCTGCGTTTTATGCACGTGGTCAAAGTGACAGAATTTTAAAACGAGCGAGAATATCAAGTAAAGACGCAGGTACCTTATCAGCTGATAAAGAAAAAAAAGAAACCGAAATTGCAGATGCTTCAAAATTTATCGTGGGGATTGAAGTAGACATCGATGAAAATGTTAAAACTTTGGAAGGTGTTTCAATTAACGATGAGAATCAATTTAATGCTTCGGTTTTTGACGATAACAGAAACACATTTTCAGATACATATGTTGTTGACGTAGAATTTGTAGAACCAAATCAGGGTAGAGCACAACGTAGAACTACTAAAGATAAAAATCCAAAAAATTGCATCAAATACAATATGCCACTTGATACAATTGAATTATCACTTGAACTGGATGGAATTGAGGGAATACGGTTGTGGGATATGTTTAATTGTACAGGTGTACCAACTAAGTATTATATGAATGGATTGTGGAGAGTTACAAATATAAAACACAGTTTATCTAATAATGATTGGTCTACAAGTTTGACAGCACAATTTTGTCCAAATGCAGTTGATACTAATTCACGTGAGAATGAATGATGGAAGATTCGGTTGATAGAAAATTAGAAAAGTATGTTACAGAACAAACATATAAGTTACTGGCAGGTTCTAAAGCAAATTTTTCTAAGAGTATTTACCAGTATATTCCATCTGCATATTATCCAAATCTAATTGAAGATGATTACAATAAAGGAATGTTTTTTAGATATTTTACAAGAAAGTCTAATAATATAAATGCCACACCAATTGAAATTTCAAAAGAAGAGTATTTTGAGAATGCTAATGTGTCACCATTTTACACTTGCACATATATTGCTTGGAAAATTACCGGTTCCCTATACGACCAATATGACGAGGGGATATTACAATACCAAGGTGTGATTCCATTCAATGAAAGGCAATTAGAACTAGCAAAAGAACAAAAAAATCTTAGAATTGGGATAAAAAACCCAATGGAATTTTATAAAAAAGATTGACGTGCTAAGTGTTATATTCTAAAATCGGTGATATGATCTTCCTAGAGTCAACCGATTCCGTCAAATATGCAATAAATACACTTCAAGCAGGTAGTTGCTTTATACAATTTATTGATAACGATACAATACACTCAGCCAATGATTCACCCGTTGTACTTATCATACATCACATTGAAACAAAACAAACATTTGTAATTTCATTTAATCATCCTGATTGTGTAAATATTGATTGTTCGATACTTAAATTGATTCAAGATACAAATTCAATTAAATACATAATTGATAGAAAAAGTAGTTTGTACCATGTCAATTTTAAAAATTGTAAAGACATTGGTTGGTGCATTTACTCAAATACACTTACAACAATTTCATATAATAAGTTTAAAAGTCGTGACATAAGATCAGTTCCGATTATGATGATTTTAAAAAAGTTCAACGATACCTTGAAAAATATTTTATACCAAATTACAACCACTCAAATTGAAGATTCCACATTTCATTTTGAAAAAGATTTTACCGATGCTTTGTTTGAAATTGAAAAAAATGGATTATACACACACGAATTTAATTTGGGTGATTTATCATTGGTCAACGCAGATAATTTAGTTCATTCGCAATACAATATGTTCACACCTACATCTAGACCTAGCAATAGATTTGGGAATGTCAATTACGCAGCCTTAAATAAATCTGAAGGTCAGAGAGATTGCTTTACAAGTCGTTATTCTGATGGAGCAATTATTATGATGGATTACGAAAGTTATCATCTTAGATTATTTGGAAATTATATAAATTTTAAACTACCAGATACATCTGTGCATGAGTATCTTGGTCAGTTATACTACGGAAAATCAAATCTTTCTGAAGAAGAATACTCACTATCAAAAAAAATTACATTCAATTTAATATACGGTGGAATTGATGATGACATAAAAAATAATGTTCCTTTTATGAAGGAAGTATCGGATTTTGTGGAAACTACATGGTCTAAATATAATAAAAATAAATATGTCGAGACTTGGTACTATAAACGAAGACTTAACTCATGCTTATTTCGTGAAAAAGAAAAACCATATGTGGTATTTAATTATCTATTACAGGCTGCTGAGACAGAACGAAATTGTAAAATTTTAATGAGTCTTAATAATTTCTTAGATAATAAAAAAACAAAATGTATATTATATACTTACGATGCTTTTTTATTTGATTTACCTAAAGAAGAGTTTCTTTTACTAAAAGATTTAGTTAAAATTATGAATCCTGATGATAAGTTTCCAGTAAAAACTTATGTAGGAGCAAATTATGGTGACATGGTAGAATTTAATGTTTGAGTTTTTTTTTGCATATTTATCTGTAATATAAATGGTTACAAAAATTAATGCTCAATTATTATGCACCTTTTCAAATATTAAAAGGTATGATCTTGATATCAAGAATATTCAGACACATTATGAAGTAGTGTTTGGAAAAGTATATGTATTACACGACATGGATAATCTAGATTCATTGATGTTGACATACAATGTAAATAAAAGTAATATAAATATAAATAATTTTTATATGGATACAATTAGCGTTCACAGAAAAAAAGACAGTAATACATTGTATACTATAAATTCATTAAATTCATTAATTAGAACTTTAAATAATGGAATAGATAATCCATTCTATAAAGTAAATTGGAGTGATTATAAGAATTGCATTTTATTGACAAACTCAGACGAATCATGTAAGTTTGTTTATACAAAACTTTTTAAAATTGTTAAAATTTGATTTAATATTTGACTCACTAACAAAAAAAATATAAGGTAATGGTTATGGAAAATAAAAAACGACAAAAAGAAACTAACACGGAAAATTCTGCACTTGAATCATTGATAAGATGTGACAATGATGATGCAATTGAAACATACAAATCTTTAAATTGGACAGGAACCTTTTGGGATTATATTAAATTGGTGGAAGAGAGTCCCACAATTGCACGAAATTCATATCAACGATTATATGATATGGTAATTTCTCATGGAACTGACGAGTTCACATATTGCAAGAGAAAGTATGTAAAATATAAATTTTTTGAAGGCCTTGGAGATATTTCAATTTATGGTTTAGAAGAGAGTTTAATGGAGTTCATGGATATTCTTAAAAGTGCAAGTCGTCACTATGGTCCAGAAAGACGTGTTATTCTTCTTCACGGACCCGTTGGTAGTAGCAAGTCTACAATCGTTACAGCATTGAAAAAAGGATTAGAAGAATATACAAAAACCGATGAAGGTGCTTTATATTCCTTTAGTTGGAGGGTTTCTGATAAAGATGGTAACGATGTTCTTGTCAATTGTCCGATGAATGAAGAGCCATTAAAACTTTTACCAAGAAAAGTTCGTAATAAAATTATATCTAATTTGAATAAAAATTTATCTGAGGATGCATATAAATTAAAATTAGATGGAGCATTAAATCCTGTTAATGAATTTTATTACAACCAATTAATGGAAATGCATGGGGGGGATTACCGCAAGGTTCTTGATCACATTGTTGTTAGAAGAGTTGTTTTGTCGGAAAAGAATCGTGTAGGTATCGGAACATTCCAACCAAAGGATGAGAAATCACAAGATGCAACCGAACTTACTGGTGATATTAATTATCGTAAGTTAGCAGAATATGGTAGTGAAAGTGACCCCCGTGCATTTGATTTTGACGGAGAATTCCTAGTATCTAATCGTGGTTTGATTGAATTTCAAGAGATTCTTAAGTTACAAACTGAATTTTTGTACGATTTACTTGGTGCAACCCAAGAGCATCGTGTCAAACCACGTCGTTTTAATCAGGTACCAATTGATGAAGTTATTCTTGGGCATACCAATAATGCTGAGTTTGAAAAGTTAACTAACAATAAATTTATGGAAGCACTTCGTGATAGAACCATCAAGATTGATATTCCTTATCTTTTGAAAATTGATGAAGAGAAAAAGATTTATGATCACTTCTATAATGGTACAACTGTTAATAAGCATATTGCTCCTCATACAACTTATCTGGCTGCGTTATTCGCAGTTGTAAGTCGTTTAGAAGAAAGTTCCAAGCAAGATATGAGCATCATTCAAAAAGCAAAACTTTACAATGGTCAAAGTGTACACGGATTCACAGATGAACACGTGAAAGAAATGCAAGATGAATCACCAAAAGAAGGATTATATGGTGGAGTATCCGCAAGATTTATTCAGAATCAATTTTCCAACGCAATTGTAAATCCAAGAATGGGTGCAAAAAGTTTGAATCCATTTATGTTGTTTGCACAAATTCGTGAAGGACTTAAAAGTTATAGTGGATTCAATAGTGAAGATGACAAAAAGAATTTGATGGAACGACTTGAACTCGTAGAAAAGGAATATGACAGAATCGTGAAACGAGAAGTTCAACAAGCACTTAGTAGCAGTGAAGAAGCAATAAAAGCAACTTGCACCAACTACATTGATAACATTGTTGCTTATATTCAAGACGAAAAAGTTACAAATCAAGTTACAGGTAAAGAAGAAGTTGCCAATGAACAACTTATGCGTAGTATTGAAGAAAAGATTGGCATTTCCAATGGTATGAAAGACGATTTCCGTAGAGAAATTATGAACTATATGGGTGGACTTGCCGCTAAGGGTAAAGAGTTTAAGTATGACTCAAACGAGCAACTTTACAAAGCACTTGAAAAGAAGTTGTTTGAAGATACTAAAGATAGCATCAAGTTATCTGCTCTTGCACAAGATACTGCAACTGTTGTTGACAAGGAACTTCTTGAAAAGATTGATGCATTGAAGCAACGTCTTATTACTTCGTTTGGATATGATGAAGATAGTGCTTCAGATGTTCTTACATATGTTGGAAGTATTTTTGCAGAGGGTGATGCAGACGAAGACGAAGATTAATAGTCAAGGGATACATCATTATGCCATCTCGTAGAATCAGAGAAGACCACGGTGAATATAGGGATATCGTTAAAGGAAATGTTGACGATAAACTTAAAAAGCACATTAAGAGTGGACAAAGAATTTCCAGAAGAGGAAAGGACTTTGTTGTAGTAAAAGTTCCTCATGTAGAGTTACCAAGTTTCCGATATGGACAGCCTTCTGATGGGAGTGGGATTGGTAACGGTGAAGCAGATGTAGGTGATGAGGTAGGAGAAGGACCTCAACAACAAGGAGGACAAGGATCTCAGCCAGGTGAAGGTGGTGAAGGAGAAGGTGATGGGCATGAAATAGATGTCGGAATCAGTATGGATGCCTATTTTGATATGATCGGAGAAGAACTTCAATTACCAAATCTAAAACCAAAAGACAATGGAGAAATGGTAAAAGAAAAAATCAAATGGAATCGGATTGCTAAGGTTGGTAATAATAGTTTATTGCATAAAAGAAAAACACTCAAAAATGCTTTCAAACGATTAATTTCATCGGAAGATTACAATCCAGAAGATTTATCCAACTTTTATCCAATTAAAGATGATAAAGAATTTAGAAGTTGGAGTTCAGTTGAAGTACCTGATACGAATGCAGCCATATTTTTTGTATCAGACATCTCTGCAAGTATGGACGAACCAAAACGTGCATTGATTCGTGAACTATGTTGGTATCTTGATAACTGGGTTCAACGATTTTATCAAGAAACTCAAGTAAAATATATTGTACACGATCATCATGCTCAAGAAGTTGATCAAGAAAAGTTTTACAAATACAAAAGTGGAGGTGGAACACAAATTAGTAGTGCATTTCATTTAGTCAACGATATTGTAGAAAAAGCATTTCCATTGAACGAATGGAACATTTATGTATTTTATTTAAGTGATGGAGAAAACTTTGGTTCTGATAATGATTTGTGTGTTGATTATTTAACAAAAATGCAAACATATGCAAATCTTAATAGGAATAACAGAAGTTAAAGCAGTAAGAAGTTGGGCAACATTTCTTCCACACATTGAATCACAATTATCAAGTGGTGAACTTGATCCAAAAACAATAGTAACCGCGTCGTTGGATAGCAACTCCGACGTATTCAGAACACTTCAGAAGTTGTTAACACCTGCTGAAGAAGAAGTACCTTTTTAATATTATGGGAATTGCATGGGAAGTAGATAGTTTAAACGAAGGAGTGTGTCCAGAATTGGCTGCTCTTATACCTGAATGCCTAAAGGCGTGTTATGATAATGGACTTGATCCATATCCGTTGTGCATTGAAGAATTTGATGCTGACGAAATAGTTGAGATTGCGGCGTATGGTGGATTTCCTGTTCGTTATCCACATTTAATTTCGGACAACAATTTGAGCAACTTGCATCATCAGTATCATTCTGGTATGGGTAAGATTTATGAGATGGTTGTAAATACCGATCCAACTTATATGTACCTTCAACGAAACAATCCTATCGTTGATAATCTAACTGTTGTTGCACACGCAACTGCACATAGTGATTTCTTCAAGAATAATATTATGTTCAAACACACGAATCGTAATATGATGAATGTGATGGCAAATCATAGTGATAAAATTCGTATGTATATGGATCGTTTCGGCCGCAAAAAAGTTAAAGACTTTTTGAATGCGGGCTCTTGCAATTGATGATTTAATTGATCCATCACTTTGTTATCGTGAAAGTAATTTAAAGAAAGCAACTAAATTCAACTTTGAAGACCGTCAACCACGTGAACACGTTTCTCGTTTAGATACTAAAGAGTACATGGACAAATATGTTAATCCTCCTCATTATATTGAAAAGCAAAGACGAGACAGAGAAGAACGTACAAAGTTAGCAGAAAACAAATTCCCTTTACGACCTGAACGTGATATTATGCTAATGATTATTAATCATTGTCGTTTAGAACCTTGGCAACAAAATATTCTTAGTATGATTCGTGATGAATCTATTTACTATCGTCCACAGGGAATGACGAAAGTTCTCAACGAAGGTTGGGCAAGTTATTGGGATTCATTTATTATGGCAAGTTGTAACTTTGCAGGAGACGAAGGAATTTTTGATTATGCAAAACACCACGCAGGAGTTCTTGGTGGAAAATACAATATGAACAATCCATATAAACTAGGAAACACTTTATTGCGTGACATTGAAGATAGATGGGATAAAGGAAAGTTTGGGAAAGAATATGAAAATTGCGACAACGGAGACGAAAAAAGATATTGGAATAAACATCTCGGTCTTGGTCGTGAAAAACTTTTTGAAGTTCGTGAATTGTACAATGATGTAACATTTCTTAATGAATTTTTTACACGTGACTTTTGTGAAAAGTATGAATACTTTGAATATGCACTTGATAAATCAACCAACAAATATGTAGTTGTTAGTAAAGACCACAAAAAAATAAAAGAAAAGTTAGTTGAACGACACGTCAATATGGGTAGACCTGTTTATTATATGGAAAATATGAAGTATAAAAATACTGAAATTCTTCTTAGACATGATTTTGATGGCCGACCACTTGACATAAAATATGCTTCAGGGTACAATGGCATATCTGCATGAGATTATGAAAAAACCTATCAATATACTAACTTACGATGTAGAGAGTGAAGGATATGGTGACAGAAAAGAAATCGTTGAAGTAGAGGTTAGGTATCGTTACAACAACGGAGAAATGAAACGATACGAGGTAATAAAATTTGATAGGTGAATCCAAACACAAATCAAATATATCACTTGGACAATTTAGAGTTACTTGGTAGAATAGATACCGAGTCTATAAATTTAATTTATTGTGATGTTTTGTACGGGAACGGGTAAAAAGTTTAAAGATTATCAGGATTTAGAAACTGACCACAACACGATTCTATCCCACTATGTTCCTCGTTTACATGAAATGAAACGAGTATTAAAATCTAATGGAACGATTTATTTGCAAATGGATTTACGTATAGTTCATTGGATACGAGTTTTAATGGATAATGTGTTTGGATACGAAAATTTCAGAAATCAGATTGTAGTAAAATTTAATATCGGTGGAAGGGGTAAACGAGAGTTTGCAAAAAAACACGATTACATTATAGTGTATACAAAGTCGGATGAATTTATTTTTAATGACCTTGATATAAGAGTTCCATACAAGTCAGTTATCAGCAAAAAACAAGATAGACCAAACATAACCGAAGAGAAATTAAAAATCGGAACGATACCTACAAATGTTTGGGATGATATTCCGTCAGGATTAAAAGTTAAAAAAGCAACTGACTATTATAGTGAGAAACATCCTAAGATTTTAGAAAGAATCATCAAAGCAAGTAGCAATGAAAATGATGTAGTTGCAGATTTTTATTGCGGTAGTGGAACTACATTTGCAGTTGCCAAGTCGTTGAATCGCAACTTTATAGGATGTGATATTAATGCTGATGCCGTGCGAATTTCTAAGGAAAGAATAGTCAAAAAAAGTTAATTTTTTTACCTTGAAATGTGCTTAAACTTCAAGTAAAATATATTTATATATAGTAACTAAAATTGACTAAATAATAATTAAAAAAATGAGTAATGAAGATAAAAAATACAATGCCTACGGCATTCGATTAGAGGTATTAAAAAACGCAAAAGAGATGGTATGGGAAACATGGCATATGGAAAAAGAAGAGTTGGAAAGTCGTGCCAGATTTGAAGATAGTTCCCTTAGAAATACCACCACTTCCAACTACACAAGAAGTATTAGAAATTGCTTCTGACTTTTACAATTTCGTTGAAAATGGCGGAAAAACTTCTTGATGTACACAATTCTGATTGACGAAATACGAAACAAGTTGTATTATATTAAGAATAATAATAACAAATACTAAATTAAGGAATAAAAAATGGCAATTGACCTAGATAAAATTAAAGCAAAGTTAAATAATTTGTCACAGACAAATAATCGTAAGAATTATCAATGGAAACCCCAACCGGGTAAACAACAGGTTCGTATCGTACCTTATATGCATCAACCAGATAATCCGTTTATCGAGTTGTTTTTCCACTATGGAATCAACAATCGGACTTATCTATCTCCCAAGTCTTTTGGTCGTCCTGACCCAATCGTAGAGTTCGCAGAAAAGTTGACTCGCAGTGGAGATAAAGATGATTATCGTATGGGACGTTCCTTAATGCCAAAGATGAGAACTTTTGTTCCTGTCATCGTTCGTGGTGAAGAAGCAGAAGGAGTTCGTTTTTGGGGATTTGGTAAAGAAGTTTACCAAGAACTACTAGGTGTCATCGCAGACCCCGATTATGGAGACATTACCGATCCAACCAACGGAAGAGACATTACAATCGAATTTCTTTCTGCTGAAGAGGCTGGTCGTTCATTTCCAAAGACAAACATTCGTGTTAAACCCAACACATCACCTGTATCCGACAACAAAAACATTGCGGATGGAGTTGCTAACAATCAAGCAGAAATCACTGAGATATATCAAGAACTCAGTTATGATGATTTGAAAGAGGCACTTGAAAAGTGGGTGAGTGGAGAATCTGAAGAAGATGCTCCTCCTGCTGAATCGGTTGGTTCGGATGAAAAGGTTGTTGTTGAAGAAACACAAACAGAAGTGAAGCAACCAAAAGTTGCAAGTGCAACTTCTGAGCAAAGCAAACCAAACGCAACTTCTACGGAAGATGTTGAGGCTGCTTTTGAAGAGTTGTTTAAGTCTTAAAGAAGTAAAAAGAACTATAAGTGTGGTGAGGGCAACTCCCTCACCACACAAGTTCACAAAATAGAAATTATTAAATATGGCAAAGAAAAAAGAAGTAAAAGCAACAAGCAAGTCCGATGATTTAGCAAGTGTACTTGCAGATAGTTTAAATACTGCATATAAAGATGAAGGCAAAGTTGCTTTCTTTTTAAGTGAAGGTGATGATCCATCGCTAATATCAGATTGGATTTCAACTGGCAGTAGTCTTCTTGATCTTGCAATCTCAAATCGTCCCAATGGTGGAATTCCCACAGGCCGAATCACAGAACTAACTGGACTTGAACAAAGTGGAAAAAGTTTAGTATCTGGACACATTCTTGCGGAAACTCAAAAGAAGGGAGGTGTTGCGGTATTAATAGATACCGAGACAAGTGTATCCATTGAGTATCTAAAAGCAATTGGTGTTGATACTGAAAAGTTATTGTATGTCCACGTTGATACGGTGGAAGATATTTTTGCAACCATTGACAATATCATCGCAACGGTACGTAAAAGCAACAAAGATAAACTTGTAACGATTGTAACAGATAGTGTATCGGCTGCATCAACTAAAATTGAAATGGCGGCAGATTATGCGAAAGATGGATATGCAACTACTAAAGCAATTTTAATTAGTAAGGCAATGCGTAAGTTGACTTCAACAATTGGAAGACAAAAAATTGCATTGGTATTCACTAACCAACTTCGTCAAAAGATGGGAGTTATGTTTGGTGATCCGTGGACAACGAGTGGTGGTAAAGCAATTGCGTTTCACGCAAGTGTTCGTATTCGTCTGAAAAGTATGGGTCAAATTAAAAAAGGTGCAACCACAGAAGTTATCGGTGGAAAATGTGAAGCAACTATTGTAAAAAACAGAATGGGTCCTCCACAACGAAAAGCATCATTTGAAATTTATTTTAATCGTGGTATTGATGATATCGGAAGTTGGATAACAACATTGAAAACACACAAAATCTTAAAACAAGGTGGTGCTTATTATTCATTTACAGACTCCAAAGGAAAAGATTATAAGTTTATGGCAAAAGAATTTCCTGAAATGTTGAAAGACATAGAACTAAAAAAAGAATTATATCAGCATATTTGTGATAACATTGTAATGGAATATGAATCAGCAAATAGTGTAGTAGATGAAGATGTTGAGTTCACGGATAATGCAGAAATTGAAGACGCAGAATTAGCATCTGTTTCAAATGAGTGATAAAAAAAAGATATTTAGTTTATTTCAAGAATTCTCTCAAGAACAAAAAGAAGAACTAGATGTAGACCGGAATATAAATTCTGATACCCTTTTAATTGATGGTATGAACACGTTTATGCGTGTTTGGAGTATGTATCCGACCACCAACGACAATGGTGATCATATAGGTGGATATACCGGGTTTCTAAAGAGCATAGGTCACGCAATTCGTTTGCGTAAACCCACACGATGTATCGTTGTATTTGATGGAAAGGGTGGGAGTGCAAGAAGACGTAAAATCTTTCCTGACTATAAAATGAAAAAGAATGTTCGGTTTCGTGTAAATCGTGCGTTGAGTTTAGACTTAGATCAAACCGAAGAATCAAGTTCGATGAAGTATCAGATAGTTAAATTGATACAATATTTGAATATGCTTCCTGTTACTACTATATGTATGGATAATGTAGAAGCAGATGATGTTATGGCATTATTAGCACGATCATATTTTAGTGGTCTTGGTAAAAAGTGTACAATAATGAGTACTGACAAAGATTTTCTTCAGTTGGTAGATAACGATGTAACTGTTTATAGTCCAACCAAACGAACAGTTTATACTCCTGAAAAAGTTTCGTTAGAGTACGGAATTCATCCAAATAATTTTCTGTTATACAGAACAATTGATGGTGATCGTGGGGATAATATAGATGGGATCAAAGGTATAGGTGAAAAGAAACTTAAAACTGCTTTTCCTGAACTTGCAACCGAACAATTTATAAGCAGAGACGATTTAATAAAAATTTCAGAAGATAAACTCAAAGAAATGCCTTTGTATAAAAACTTTTTGAAAGAAGATAATCAGAGTTTACTTAAACGAAACTATGATTTAATGCAATTGAAAGATAGTATTCTTCCTGCAAGTATGCAAACGAAAATATTTGATCATGTAGATTCTCCTGTAACCGAACTTAATAAATTTGAATTTAGCAAAAAGTTCGCAGAAGACCAACTATGGGCCGCGTTTCCTAATCACCATAACTGGCTTATGGAAACTTGGACCATTTTGAACAACTATGCAATTACAAGTAATTCGTAGTTTTTTTATAAATAGACTTGATTCAACCAGAGTCATCTGATAAAGTTTATTAAATATGACGGAGACTAATAATAATAATGTGGATACCCTACAAAAGTTTGGGACTGCATTTCAAAGTAAAACAATTCGTGCTTTAATCGATGACAAAAAATTCTTGGACAGAACGCACGATATCATTGAAACAGAGTATTGGGAAAGTGAAGCACACAAATGGATTGTTGATGAGATTTTAACTCATTATAGTAAATACAAAAAGACTGCAACATTAGATGTATTCAAAATTAAGTGTGACGATGTAGGAATTGATTCATTAAAAGCTGGCAATCATAGATCAACTAAGAAATATATTTACACAAGTTGATCTAAATGATACAGAGTTCGTTAAAAACGAATTTTTAGACTTTTGTAAGAACCAAAAGTTAAAAATGCAATTATGCAAAGTGTTGACTTTCTCAAAGGTGGTCAATACGAATCAATCAAACGAATAGTTGATGATGCATTAAAAGCAGGAACTGCACGTGATATGGGTCACGACTATGCACGTGACATTGAACTTAGAATGTCAGAAACTGCACGTGATACTGTGGCCACCGGATGGGAAGTAATTGATGATTTAACAAACGGAGGTTTGGGACCAGGAGAACTCGGTGTTATTATTAGTAGTGCAGGTGGAGGAAAAAGTTGGTGCTTGCATCACTTGGTAAATCTGCAATGAAACTTGGTAAAAATGTTTTGCATTATACAATGGAACTTAACGAGTGTTATGTAGGACTTCGTTATGATAGTTGTTTTACAGGTATTCCGTTTCAAGATATTATTGAACACGAAGAAACTGTAAAAAATGTTGTAGCAAACATTAAAGGAAAACTTCTTATTAAAGAATATCCAACGAAAAGTGTAGGAGTAAGTACAATTCTTGCACACGCAAATTTAGCAAATACAATGGGATATCCGGTTGATATGGTTGTGATTGACTATGCAGATATTTTATCTCCTGGTAATCACGGAAACAATGCCAACAGTTATGTTGAGCAAGGAGGAATTTATGAGGATCTCCGAGGCCTTGCGGGCGAACTCGGAGTACCTGTGTGGACTGCATCACAAGCAAGTCGTTCATCGTTAGAAGATAATATTATTGAAGCACAAAAAGTTGCGGATAGTTATCGGAAAATAATGACGGCAGACTTTCGTGATAAGTTTATCAAGAAAAGCAACTGACAAAGTCAGTAACACAGGTAGATTTCATGTCATTAAAAATCGGTTTGGACCCGATGGTTTGACATTTCCAAGTAGAGTTGACACGTCTTCGGGTGTTATTGAAATATATGATGAAAAAAGTACAAAGGGTGCGGAAATAATGGTGGAAATGAATGATTCTGATAATGGCGCAAAGAATCTTCTTAAATCCAAGTACGACCAAATGAACAATAAAAATTCATATAATAACGAAGATAGTGTCTGATATTGGTTAAAAAATTCTGTATATATAGTATGTATTTTTACGATAGATTTCGTAAATGATATTTATATAATTAAATTATAATGTTAATATAAAATTCTAACAAAAGGTTACAAGTGAAAGTAAAAAAACGCAACGGAAGACTCGAAGAATTTAATGTTGATAAAATCAACGAATGTGCCGAACGTGCATCAAAAATTTAGATAACGTAAGTGCAAGTGAAGTATTAATTGATGCCAAAATAAAGTTGTACGATAAAGTTACAACAACTGAAATAGACAAATCACTTATTATGAGTGCTAGGTCTAAAATTGAGTTTGAACCGAATTATGCTTATATGGCTGCGAGAATGCTTCTTAATACAATTTACAAAGAAGTGTTCGGTGAAGGAGTAGATAGTGATGCGTTTGAACTTCAGTATCGTAAAAGTTTTATTACTAATATGCGTAGATTAGTCCGTGAAGAAATTCTCAACGAAGAGTTACTTGAAAGTTTTGATTTGCGTGAACTTAGTGCGAAACTTAATATTGATAGAGAAAAAGATTGGAAGTATCTTGGAATACAAACCATTTATGATCGTTATCTTTTGCATATAGAAGGACGTCGTATGGAAACTCCACAAGCAATGTGGATGCGTATTGCAATGGGATTGGCATTAAATGAAAAACCAGAAGACCGACAAGCATACGCATTAAAGTTTTACGAAACTCTTAGTTGCTTTGATGTAGTTAGTTCCACACCAACTTTGTTTAATAGTGGAACAACTCATAGTCAACTCAGCAGTTGCTATTTAAATACTTTGATGATTCTATTGATGGAATTTTTGATGGCATTTGGCAAGAAGCAAGAAAAAGCAAATTCGCAGGTGGTCTTGGTTTTGACATCTCAAACTTTCGTGCAAGAGGTAGTTATATCAAAGGAACAAACGGAATCAATCAAGGACCTGTATACTTTTGGAAACTTTACAATGATATGCTCGTTGCAGTAAATCAAGGTGGAAAAAGAAAAGGTGCAGGATGTGCATATCTTGAAACATGGCATTCTGACATTGAAGACTTTTTGGCATTACGAAAAACCGTAGGTGATGACAGAATGCGTTGTCACGATATGAATACTGCAAATTGGATTCCTGATTTGTTTATGAAACAAGTAGAAGCAGATGGTCCTTGGTATTTGTTTAGTCCAAATGAAGTTCCTGAGTTACACGAAATCTTCGGTGAAGCATTTGAAACAAAATATTGGGAATATGTTAAAAAAGGTCAAGACGGAGAATTGAATGTTTTTCGTGAACTCAAAGCAAAAGACCTTTGGAAGAAAATGTTGAAAAGTATTTTTGAAACTGGTCATCCGTGGGTAACCTTCAAAGACCCAAGTAATATTCGGTATAGTAATCAGCACGTAGGAACGGTGCATAGCAGTAATTTGTGTACAGAGATTCTTCTTCATACCAAACCCACTATTCACGCAGATGATGGCACACGCACCGTTAAAGAATACGGAGAAACTGCAACTTGCAATTTAGCAAGCATCAATTTGAAACGACACGTAGGTGTAGATAAAAATGGTGAAAAATTTATTGATTATGATAAATTAGAAAAAAGCACCAAAATGGCAATGCGTATGTTAGACAATGTTATTGATCTAAATTATTATCCAACAGAAGAAGCACGTAAAAGTAATATGACTCATCGTCCTGTTGGATTAGGAACAATGGGTTGGCACGATATGTTTTATGAGTTTAGTGTCAACTACGGAAGTGATGATGCAATTCGTATTAGTGATGAAATTTATGAAAACATTTCTTATTTCGCAATTGAATCTTCGTCTGATATGGCAGTAGAAAAAGAAACTTACGAATCATACACAGGAAGTCTTTGGAGCAAAGGAACATTTCCGATTGATACTTGGAAAGAGGTTATGAAACTTCGTGGAAATTCTGACGAAGTGAATCTTAGAAAAAATTGGGACAAACTCAAAAAGAAAGTTGCCAAACAAGGAATGCGTAATTCCAATACAATGGCAATTGCTCCAACTGCAACAATCAGTTACATCGCAGGATGTTCACAAAGCATTGAACCAAACTTTGGAGTTATTTTTGTGTATTCTACTTTAAGTGGTGAGTTTACAATGATGAACGAATACTTTGTTAATGATATGAAAGCAGAAGGAATTTGGACAAAAGAACTTGCCAACTTGGTTAAAACCGTTGATGGTGATCTTAGCAAACTAAATGGTTCAATTCCTCAATGGATAAAAGAAAAATATGTTACTGCATTTCAACAAGATCAATTCAAACTTATTGATTGTGCAGGCTGCTCGTCAAAAGTGGATTGATCAAGGTCAAAGTTTGAATCTTTACAACGACAAAAGTAGTATGAAGTTTTTGAACGACATTTATACACACGCATGGAAAAGTGGATTGAAAACAACTTACTATTTGCGGAATTTGGCGGCAAGTGCAATTGAAAAGTCAACTGGATCAAATGTAGAAGAACACAATGCAGATAATACAGATACAGAAAATCCACAAGAATCTGAAGAACCCTCATTGTGCAGTTTAGAAGCAAAAATGCGTGGTGAAGTGTGTGAGAGTTGTCAATAGATATTAAAGATTGACCTAAAAGTGCGTTTGGGTTAATATATATAGATATATTATCAATCTCAAACCCAGGAGGGTAGCATTCATGAACGCAATCAAACTTTTAGTAGTAGTGGCCATTACGGCATTTTCAGTAAACATTTCAACAGGAGCTCCGAGTGCTAAACAAGTACGAGAAGTTGCAGACCATTTACAAGATGTATCGGTTACTATAAAAGCAAAAGCAAAGTATAGTAGTTCAGAAGGTTCTGGAGCAATGATCATCCGTGAAGTAGACGGAAAAAAAGTTACTTTCGTTTGGACGGCCGCACACGTTGTTGATAATCTTCGTAAAGTACGAAGTGTTATTGAAGGAGGAAGTCCAGTTAAACTTGTAGAATTTGATGATGCGTCTATTGTTAAAGAACTTGTAGAAAAGGCAGACGTGTCGGTGAAATGAAAATGGATGCCAAAGTAATCAAATACTCAGATTACAAAGATGGTCACGATTTGGCACTTCTTATGGTTCGTGCTACTGATTATGCAAAAGAAGGAGTTGAATTTAATTTAAGTGATGCTAATGATGGCATTGTGCCAATCGGAACGAGTTTATTTCACGTTGGTTCGTTGCTTGGTCAAATGGGTGCAAACTCAATGACAACTGGTATCATTTCTCAAGTAGGAAGAACACTTGATAAATACGAATACGATCAAACAACGGTTACTGCATTTCCAGGAAGTTCAGGAGGAGGAGTTTATTTGCAAAATGGAAAGTATGTCGGAATGATTGTTCGTGGAGCAGGAGAAGGATTCAATTTAATGGTACCCTGTTCGTAGAATGAAAGAGTGGGCAAAAAAGAATGATATTATGTGGGCAATTGACCCAAAAGAAGATATGCCAAGTATGGATGACATTCTCGGAATGCAAATTGAAGATTCTGGAGTAATTCGTAGTGCAGACGATGACGATGACGATGAAAAATCAATTCAAAAGCATTTCCCATTTCGCATTAAAATTCTTCCAAACGAACGATCACGGAATCCCGAGAGAGTATTAAGACAACTACCTCTTGAAGATTTCACTCCTAAATTTGAGTTGAAGTATTGAGACTCGTTAGTCTTATTTTAAAGGTTACATTTTTATTTTTATCACCCTTGGTGCTTTATTGTGCCAAGGGTGATGGGTTTATAAAGAAAGAAAGTAAAACTTGGATAGACATCGTTGATCCGAAATTACAAGCATCTTACGAAGCATACGAAAAGGAAAAACGAGAACGAGCAAAGTTTTCTAAAGACATCGCAAGATTTGCAACATTGAAAAAGTCAAAATTAAATTTGGCATTATTGATTCATCAATACGATTTGAAAGGACCTCATTTTGATGCTGATAAGTTTGATGAATATACCAAGTGGATGAGAACATACGAAAAAGAAATTACAATAGCAATGGACAACTATGATGCAGCTGCTTATGTTTTCTTTTTTGAGGAATTTGTAAAACTTACATTCAAACGAGCAGGAATGATCAATCCTAATTGTAAAATAAAAGACTGCGAATGTCGTGAATATAATAATTAAATTTAATATTTATAATAACAATGGAATTGATCAAAAAAATTATTTGTAAAATTAAATGCTTTTTTGTTAAGTGTTGCAAAGACAACAAATGTGATTGTCTTTGTCACGACAAGAAATAATTTAATTACTTTACGTACACAATAAAATATGGTATATTGTTCTTCTAAATAAAGGAGAATTATATATGAAACATTTATTGATATTACTATGCATCACTACACTTACATCGTGTGGTATTAAAAACAAGTTATTAAACTCGTCCGGTGGAACACTCGGAGTACCCAAACAACCAACGGAAGTTACAACACCGGTAGATACAAACACGGATGTTCTTGATGACCCTGTTATAGTTCAACAAACACAACCAAGTAAACAGAATACTAAAACTAAACCAATAACACGAACTGAAATACAAACGAACGCATCTAATGAATCTTTTGTTAATTGGTATTATGTGCTACCGTTTGTTGGTCTTGCTATTCTTGGGTTACTTGTGTATCGTTTAAAACAACAAAATTTGAAATCATTATAAACTTTTTTAACTACTGAATCGTTATATATATTATTATGAAAACTGGAGAACTACTAGGAAAAGAAACAGAGGGGGTAAATCAAATTCTCCCTCATAAACATAAATGGGCGTGGGATCTGTATGAACAAGGTGTCAAAAACAACTGGGTACCAACAGATGTACCGATGACAAAAGATGTTCAAAATTGGAAATCATCACCTGATGATGCATTGAGTGAAGATGAACGTTTGGTTATTAAGAGATGTCTTGGTTTCTTTGCAGGAAGTGAAAGTTTGGTTGCAAACAATCTTATGACATTATCCAAGTACATTACTGATCCTGAATGTAGACAATATATGGCAAGACAGATGTATGAAGAGTGCTTGCACAATCACACTGTAGTTTATATCTGTGATAGTTTAGACTTGGATATAGGTGAGGTATACGAAGCATATAAAACGGTTCCATCTATCAAAGCAAAAGATGATTTTCTTATACAAGTAACAGGTGGATTGAATGAAGCAAATATCGATACATCTACTATTGAAGGAAAACGAGAGTTGTACAAGGCCGCATTTACATATTGGGTTGTATGCGAAGGAACATTCTTTTTCAGTGGATTTGCAATGTTACTCGCACTAAGTGATAAAATACCAGGTATCGCAGAGCAAATTCAATATACACTTCGTGATGAAAGTATTCACATCAAATTTGGAACAACTTTGTTGAATAAAATCCGAGAACAAAATCCTGATTTAATGACCGACAAATTTGAAACTGAGTTGACAGAAGTTCTAAAACAAGCAGTTGAATTGGAAATTTCGTATGCACAAGATGTATTACCAAGAGGTATTCTTGGATTAAATTCTGAAATGTTCGTTGAGTATATGCAGTTTATTGCTAATCGTAGATTGGAAAATCTAAATATGAAATATCGCTATGATAGTGATAACAATCCATTTCCTTGGTTAAGTGAAGTTATTGATATTCGCAAACAAAAGAACTTTTTTGAAACAAGAGTTATTGATTATCAAGATGAATCTGCATTAGTTGACGATTTTTAATTGATATGTACATATATATAGTTAGTGGACTACGACCAAGAGCTATACGACAAAAGTTTATATTATCGTCATGTTGTTGACGAAACTAACGAAATAAACAAACACAAGTGGATTGAGTCCGAAAAGGTAGGAGAAGACATAGGCAAAGACAAAGCAAGATGGTCTTGGGTTTGTCATCATAAAAATAATTGGCACACACATTGGTTGACCGAAAATCTAAAAGAATTAGAAAATAAAACAGAATAGTTTTTATATTTATTCTATATGGAGAACGATGAAAACATAACAGAACCTTCTGACGAAAAACGGTTTCTTAGATTTTTGCCAACCAATCCTTTAAGGCATCTTAAACTACTGATTGTAGTTCTATTGCATTGGGTGGTTGTAATTGGTAACTTTAGTGCATTTTTCATTCTTGCATTTCAGGGTTTAACACCGTTTGGATTTCCGTGGTATGTATGTTTGCCTTTGTGTTCGTTTATTATATTAATTTCCTTTTCAAGAGTATTAGATTGTCCAATGACTCGTTATGAAAATAAACTAAGAGTGCAAGTGGGTAAACCAACTATCAAGGGATTCATTGGTCATTATTTTCTGAAACCGTATATGCGTAGGAAAATCAGAAAAGCACGTGAAATTAGAAAATCGAAAGAGCAAAGTGAAAATAAAACTTAAAGATGCAATTGCGTTTGCGAAGTGGGTATTTGAAAAAAACAAAGTACCAAGCAAATATTCAAGTGTATGTGCTGATGTATTATTAAGTGCTGACGAACTTGGATTTAAATCACACGGATTAAGCAGACTTAGTTATTATATAAAACGAATTCAAGATGGTGTAATCGATGTAAATGCAACTCCCGAGATTGTTCGTGACAACAAAGCCTGTGTAACTATTGATGGTCACAATGCACTTGGACAAATCGTTGGCAAGTATGCAATGAACCAAGCAATTGCAAAAACTCAAGAACATGGAATTAGTTGTGTTGCGGTTAGAAATTCCTCACATTACGGAATTGCAAGTTATTATAGTCGTTATGCAACTCAGCATAATTTAGTGGGAATGAGTTTTACAAACGCACGACCTGCGGTTGCTCCTCATGGTGAGTAGAACCAAAGATGGGTACGAATCCATACGCAATAGCATTTCCATCTGATGAAAAATATCCGTTTAGTATTGATTGTGCAACATCAGTTTATCAAAGAGGTGATTTGGAAGTAATGGCAAGAAAAACACCAGACAACTATGTTCCTAATTGTGCGATAGTTTCTGAAAATCAAAATCTAACATTTGAAAGATCATTGCGTTGGTTAAAACAAGGAATTGCGGCGTTGACACCAGATGGAGGACACAAAGGTTCTGGTTTAAGTATTGCAATAGAACTTATGTGTTCGGCATTTCAAAGTGGTGCTTATATGAGCAAACTAAGTGGACTTGTATGAAGGAAATACAAAAATCCAAATTATGATATTGGTCATTTCTTTATTTGCATTGATCCAGAAAACTTTGCGGACTTAAAGATTTCAAAAAAAATGTTGGTGATGTGATGCGTGAAATAAAATCAAGCAAAAGTAAACGAGGTGAAGAAGTTTTAGTTCCAGGAGAAACTGAATATAATACATCTATTGATGTTCATAAAAACGGAATTGAAATTTCAGATGTGTTGCTTGAAGAGTTAAATAAACTTGGATTTAGAAATGGCAGAAGCAAACACACAGCAAACAATTTGAAATAGTCATTGCAATTCTTGGAATGATCGGAGGAGGAATACTTCCTTTTCCAGAATTGATTGGTTGGGGATTTGTTGTTTTTGCGATTGTTAATTTTTTAAGTATCATCTTTTTTGTCGGCAGAAAAATGTATTGGTTGGCTGCTCTTGCGTTTTATTTTGTGGTTGTGGATTCAATCGGAATATGGATTCACTTGCTTTCAAAGTTTTTTTCATAAATTAATATAAACCATTTATGTATATTGTTCGTTATATAGTTGACGATATGTATAAAATTGTGATATATATAATGTAACGGTTATGAAAAAAAATGTATATCTTGTAGATGGTACTCGGACTCCTTTTTGTAAAATGGGTACGACCTTTGCTAAAACATCAGCTGCAGACCTCGGAGTTTCTGCAACAAAAGCATTGTTTGCAAAGATGGATTTGAATCCCGATGTAATTGACGAAAGTGTAATGGGTTGTGTATGTCAACCAGCAGACACCGCAAACATCACACGTGTAATTTCACTTAAATCGGGAGTACCCAAGAGTGTTCCTGCTTATACGGTTCATCGTAATTGTGCAAGTGGTTTTGAATCAATTACACAAGCATCTGATAAAATTAATGCTGATCGTGGAAGTGTTTATTTAAGTGGGGGAACGGAGAATATGACACAAGCACCATTTTTATATCGTTCAAGTGCAGTTGATAAATTTACCAAGTTAAGTAAGTGTAGAACATTTCGTGATCGTCTTCATACGATATTGAGTTTCCGTCCAAAAGACTTCGCACCTATAATCAGTTTACGATTAGGATTGAGTGATATCACGGTTGGAATGAATATGGGTGAAACTGCTGAATTGATCGCAAGAGAAAGTGGAGTAACACGATATCATCAAGATAAGTTTGCATTAGAATCTCATTTGAAAGCATTTGTGGCAATAGAAAAAATGTCATCTGAGATTTCCCCATTTTATTTCGCAGACGGAACATTCGTTGATGCAGACAATGGAATTCGTGGTGAGCAAAGTATGGGTGCGTTGGAAAAACTTAAACCTGTATTTGATCGCAAACAAGGAACTGTAACTGCGGGCAACGCATCGCAAATTACAGACGGAGCAGTGTCATTGTTGATTGCAGATGAAATGCAGTTAAGCAAAACAATTGGAATCCATTGGGTAGAATTTCCGCATACGCATATGCAGGATGTGATCCCTGAAAGAATGGGATTAGGACCAGTTTATGCGATTCAGAAAGTATGCGAAGAAACTGGATATAAACTTGATGACTTTGATTTAATTGAAATCAACGAAGCATTCGCTGCCCAAGTTCTTGCGGTTTGCAAGCAACTGAAAAAAACCACAAACTTGGGTGAAGTTGATTTTGCCAAATTGAATGTCAATGGAGGAGCAATTGCTCTTGGTCATCCAGTTGGTTCAAGTGGTTCACGTATTGCACTTACAACTTTGAAGGAACTTGAACGTCGTGGTGGTAAACGAGCATTAATTTCACTTTGTATTGGTGGTGGCCAAGGTGGTGCAATAATTTTGGAAAGAGAATAAAATGAGCAAGTCAATTAAACTAGAACAATTAAATGATGTTGTTACAATAACATTTGATCAAGAAAATTCAATTGCTAACGTGTTTGATGAAAATATGTTTGCAGAATTAAATGATCATCTTGATTTTATAGAAGATAGCAGTAAGACGATCAAAGGAGTGGTATTTCAAAGTGCTAAACCAAGTATATTCATCGCAGGTGCGGATTTGAAATCATTCGCAGATGATCCTACACCTGAAAGAATTTCTTATTTAGTAAAACTTGGTCAGCATACATTTGATCGTATTGAGGATTTGTCGTGTGTAACTGTGGCTGCAATTCACGGTGCGTGTTTGGGTGGTGGATATGAACTTGCACTTGCGTGTGATCATCGTGTTGCAACATTAGATTCAGCAACTAAAATTGGTTTACCAGAAACGATGCTTGGAATTCTTCCTGCTTGGGGTGGATCAACTCGTTTACCAAGAATGATTGGGTTACCTGGAGCAATGGGAATTATTCTAGCAGGTAAAGTGGTTGTTCCAAAGTTGGCACTTAAACTTGGAATGATTGATCGTGCGGTATACAAAGAAAATTTGGAAGCATCTGCAAAAGCAATGTTACTAAATGGAAAAAAGAAATACAAGTCTCATTTATTAAATCGTTTTCCGTTGAAGTATATCGCAAAAAGCAAAGCAACCAAAAATGTTATTAAAACAACAGGTGGCGTTTATCCTGCTCCGTTGAAAGCAATTGATGTTATGGTGAAAGGTCTTGGTGTAAGTCGTGAAGAATCACTTAAACTTGAACAAAAAGCATTTGCAGAACTTCTTACTTCAGATGTAGCAAACAATTTGGTGAACATATTCTTTTTACAAGAACGAAGCAAGAAAACAAAAAGTGACAAAGACTTTAAAGTAAAAAATACTGCGGTTATAGGAGCAGGAGTGATGGGTGCAGGTATTGCACAATGGATTAGTTCAAGAGGAATCAAAGTATTGCTCAAGGATATTAAACCAGAGTTTGTAGCAAAAGGAATTGCAAGCATAAGTAAATTGTACTCAGCAGCTGTAAGCAAACGAGTGATGACTAAAGCAGAAGCATCAAGTAAGTTTGATAATGTTACACCTATCACCGAATCTATGCCAATGAAAAGTGTTGATTTAGTAGTAGAAGCTGCGATTGAGCAACTTGAAATCAAGCAGGATTTATTTGCGGAACTTGAAACACTTGTTCGTGATGATACAATTCTTGCAACAAACACATCAGCACTTAGTATTGTAGATGTCGCAGAAAAAATGCAACATAAAGAACGAGTGGTCGGAATACATTATTTTAATCCTGTTCACAAAATGAAATTAGTGGAAGTGGTTCGTGGAGAATGTACCTCCGAGGAAACCGTTTTAAAAGCAACTCAGTTTGTTAAAAAGACAGGTAAACTTCCTGTGGTGGTAAAAGATTCACCTGGATTTCTTGTTAATAGAATTCTTATGCCATATTTGATTGAAGCAGTTTATATGGTTTCGTGTGGTGCAGACATTGAACGAGTCGATAAGTTGTTGCGTAAGTTTGGAATGCCAATGGGACCGTTTCGTTTAATTGATGAAGTAGGAGGGGATGTATGTCAACACGTCGCAGATGATCTGCTGAATCGTCTTGAAACTAATTTTCCTAAATCAGAGTTTTTGAAGTTAATGATCGACAACAAAGATGTAGGTAAAAAAAGTGGTCGTGGATTTTACAAATATACAAATGGAAAATCAACAGGTGTAAGTTCTAAGTTACCTACATCAGCAATCCAATCTGCTTATATAAATCAAGAAATTGCAGATGAAGAAATTGTTGATCGTTTAATTTTAATTATGGTTAACGAAGCAGTTCGTTGTTTACAAGAAGAAGTTGTAAATAGTCCAAAGGATGTAGACTTTGGAATGATAATGGGAACTGGATGGGCTCCATTTCGTGGAGGACCAATTTCGTATCTTGATAATTTAGGAGCATTAAAAGTTGTTCAAAAATTACAAGAACTAGCAAAAAAAGATGCATACTTTACTCCGTGTGATATGCTTCTTGAATACGCAAAAACAAACAAAAAATTCTACGAGGATAAATAACAATGAGTGAAATAGATACTTCAAAAATGTCCAAGGGTAAAGCAGATGCCTTGGAAGCAGCCGAGGCTGCACGTGATAAAGGAAAAAAAGGAACAAAAAGTTTTAGTGGTGGTTTGTTTACAGGTGAAGCAAATTATGATTTGATTTATCCATTTCCGAAACAAAAAGCAGAAGACAAAGCAAAAGGAGATATTTTCTTGAATGAATTGGGTGATGTGTTAGACAAGTATGTAGATGCAGACGCAATTGATCGTGAAGGTGAAATTCCTGATGAAGTATTTAAAGAACTTGCAAAGATTGGTGCATTCGCAATTAAAATTCCAACGGAATATGGTGGTCGTGGTTTATCACAAACAAATTATTCACGTGCGGCTATGAAGTTGGGTGAAGTGTGCGGAAATATAACTGCGTTAGTATCAGCACATCAAAGTATCGGAGTTCCTCAACCATTGTTACTTTACGGAACAGACGAACAAAAGAAAAAGCATCTTCCTCGTTTTGGTAAAGGAGAAATTAGTGCGTTTGCGTTGACTGAAGAAACTGTAGGAAGTGATCCTGCACAAATGACGGTTTACGCAGAGTTATCAGAAGATAAAACTCATTATGTTTTAAACGGAGAAAAACTTTGGTGTACAAATGGAGTAAAAGCAAGTGTTATTATTGTAATGGCAAGAACACCTGATACAGAAATTAAAGGCAAAATGCGTAAAAGCATTTCGGCATTTATTCTTGATATGGATACACCTGGTGTAGAAGTAGTTACTCGATGTCGTTTTATGGGTCTTAAAGCATTGTATAATGGTGTTGTAAGATTTACCGATGTAAAGATACCTGTGGAGAATTTGGTAGCAGGAGAAGGCAAAGGACTCAAGGTTGCACTTAGCACATTGAATACAGGTCGTCTTACATTACCGGCTGCTTGTGTGGGACTTATGCGTAGTTGCTTAAAGATTTGTCGTGAGTGGGGTTCATCACGTGAACAGTGGGGATGTGCTATTGGTAAACACCAAGCAATTGGTGATAAAATTGCTAAGATTGCGGCCAAGAATTTCGCAACTGAAAGTATCGTTCTTTTTACATCAAGTTTAGTGGATGGTAAAAAAGCAGATATTCGTGTGGAATCTGCAATGTGTAAAATGTGGGGAACAGAAGAAGCATGGAAAGTAGCAGACGAAACGATGCAAATACGTGGTGGTCGTGGTTACGAAACTGCTGACTCACTTCGCAATCGTGGTTCTGATCCAATTCCTGTGGAAAGATTTCTTCGTGATTGTCGTATCAATATGATCTTTGAAGGTTCAAGTGAAATTATGCGTTTGCTTTTGGCACGTGAAGCACTTGATCCACATCTTAAAGCAGCCGGAGCAGTTCTTGATTCACGTCTTCCATTGATGGTTCGTTTAAAGGCAGCTATCGGAGCAGGAATACACTATGCAACTTGGTATCCAAAACAATGGTTACCAACTTTCAATTCAGGACCCACGGGAGTAAATGGAGCAGTCAAAAAGTATCTTCTTTATGTTTCAAGAACAAGCAAGAAATTAAGCAGAAAACTATTTCACTCAATGGCACGATACGGTCCTTCATTAGACAAACAACAAATGCTTCTTGGTCGTTTGACTGAAATTGGAACTGAGTTGTTTGTAATATCTGCGTGTGCATTACGTATTGATAGCATGATCAAAGATGATCCTGAAAAAGCAGCTGAATATCTTGAGTTGATGGATGTGGTTTTTAGTGAAGCAAAAATCAAAATCAAAAACAACTTTAGTGGAATGAGCAACAATAACGACAAAAAGAATTATTCTTTCGCAAAGAAAATTCTAGGTGGTACATTCAAGTTTCTTGAATAATGTATAGTGTTCTTGACTTTTTCAAAATTGGAATAGGTCCTTCAAGTTCACACACCACAGGTCCTATCCAAGCATCAAGAAAGTTTGTTTCTTTTTTGAAACACAAAAAAGTATTTGGTGAAGTCGATTCAATCAAAATTGAGTTGTTTGGTTCACTTGCATTAACAGGTGAAGGTCACGGAACTCCGATTGCAATTCAACTCGGTTTATTGAATTATGCACCGGATCAAGTAAAACAACAACAATTAAATGAAGTTGATTCTCTTGACGGAGAAATAAAACTCGGTGGCATTCGTAAAATTAAATTCACGCAGAATGATATAATTTTCAACAAAAAGAAAAAACTTCCGTATCATCCCAATGGAATAAAGTTTTATGCTTATACAAAAAGTAAAGAAGTTGCTACGAGAATGTATTATAGCATTGGTGGTGGTTTTGTGGTAACAGAAAGTAACGCAAAAAAGAATAAAGTTAAAACTTCCAAAAGAAAACTCACCAATGAATTTTCTTGTGCGGAAGAATTATTTACTATCGCAGAAAATCGTAATTTGAAAATATCTGATGTGGTGTTGGAAAATGAAAAGTGTTTCAGAAAAGAAAAAACAACCAAAACAGAATTACGCAGAATATGGAGAATAATGCAAGAATGCGTAGACAGAGGATTAACAACTCAAGGTATGCTTCCTGGTACAATAAATGTAGAACGAAGAGCTGCGATTATGTACGAAAACTTTCTTAAAAACAATGAACTTGATAATCAAGCATTTCTTGATTATTCAAGCATTTGTGCGATTGCGGTTAACGAAGAAAACGCAGCTATGAATCGTGTTGTTACTGCTCCTACCAACGGAGCATCTGGTATTATTCCCGCAACAATGATGTATATTAAAGAGTATGTCCACGAAAAATCAGAAGATTGGGAAATCAAGTTTTTATTAACGGCTGGAGTAATTGCTATGTTATACAAAATGAATGCAAGTTTATCAGGTGCAGAAGTAGGATGCCAAGGAGAAGTGGGAGTTGCTTGTAGTATGGCAGCCGGTGCATTAACTGAAATTGTAGGAGGAACTTTAAAGCAAGTAGAAAATGCGGCCGAAATTGCTATGGAGCATAATTTAGGATTAACTTGTGATCCTGTTGCAGGACTTGTACAAATACCATGTATAGAACGAAATGCAATTGGAGTTGGAAAGGCAATTAATGCAAGTCGTATGGCAATGCTTAATGAAAACGATACAAAAATTTCATTGGATGACGTAATAAAAACAATGAAAGCAACTGGTGCTGATATGAAAAGCAAATACAAAGAAACAAGTAAAGGTGGATTGGCAGTAAATGTAACTGAGTGCTAATTTTTGAGTTTGACTAATATCTTAGTTTATATAATAATAGTAAAATGATTATTGAAGAGTTTAAAAATTATATAAAAGAAGAATATAAAGATTCCGAGGGAAAACTAGTAAAACCTTATTATGAAATTGATCCAGTAAATTGGACACGATTAAAAGAGAAGTACGACAAAGAAGATATAAAAGAAACTCTTGCAGAAATTTTAATGCAATATGATCTTCCGTATATGGAGATCTGTCCATACGAAGCAGAAAAAGATTTTCATTTATTGGAAAAATTCACATACAAAGATTTAAACGAAACTACGGAAGAGGCGAAGAGTGTAAATACATCTTTTTACGAATCGTTTGAAATGACGAATGAGCAAAAAGAAAAACACGAAAAAAGTTCTAGCATAGTAAAAAAACAAAGACAAGATTCTTTATTCACAGAAACTCCTTGGTTTGCTAGGTCTGTATATTCAAAAAAATTTCCTTTAAGTGATCGTATCTTAAAAAGAAACAATAAAGGTAATAAAGCAAGTAACTATTTTCAGCAAGAAAATCGTTGGAGTGTAGATGGAAGTGTATCACCTGGACCCTTGCGTACATGGAATAGCAAAGAATTCATGACAAGTTTAATGGGAAGTTTGTTTACATTAAAAGCAGAAAAAGTTGATAAATCTACTTTAAGAACAAGTATAGGATTGCGTAAATACATTTGCAGTCAATTCAAACCCAATGTCGCAAAATTAATTTATCAGTTTTATCCTGATTCATTACTAAAGAAATTTAGAGATAATGTACCAACTCATCATAAAACTGATGAAGATGATAAAATAATATTGGATAAAAAAACTAACGAACCAGAAAAGTATAGAGATGCACAAGTTGTATTAGATTTTAGCATGGGTTGGGGTGACAGATTGTGTGGTTTTTATGCAAGTAAAGCAACAAAATATATTGGCATTGACCCACGGACAGAAAATCATCCTATATATGATAAACAAAAAGAATTCTATGAATCCTGGTTAGGTAAGAAAAAAGAAACTGATTTCATTCCTTCACCGGCAGAAGATGCAGATTTGACAGAATATAAAGACTCGGTTGACTTAATATTTACCAGTCCACCTTATTTTTCCGTGGAACGATATAGTTATGATGACACACAAAGTTGGGTTCGTCATAAAAATATTGATCGTTGGAATAAAGACTTTTTGCACAAAGCATTAAATAATGTTTTAACAACATTAAAAGAAGGTGGGTTACTGATGGTAAATATAAGTGATGTAAATACCACAAGCAAAGGTATGAAGGGTGGGAAGCAGTGGTTAAAAATTTGTGATCCAATGAACGAGCATCTTAGTAAAAAGAATAATGCAAGTTATGTAGAGTGCTTTGGAATGGAAATGGCAAAACGACCAAACTGCCTTGGAATCGGAACTGCGGAAGATACTGACGATAGCAAAATGGACACCGAGTATCACGAACGTGAAGGAAGTTTCGGAGAACCAGTGTGGGTTTGGCAAAAAAGTTGAATATATATAGAAAGGTAAAATGACAATGGATGATCTAATTTTTGAAATGAACCAACCGAACGAGATACTTTCTTGCCCGGAATGGACTGAGTGGTGGGCTATTGACGAAACTGGTCTTCACCTTGAGTATGCTCCTGGATATGAACCTGAAAATTTTGAAACAGAAAGTTGCACGGACAATACAACAAGTATTTACATTGATGTAAATTATGAGTATGATAAAAAAATGAATTATTTACAAGATAGATACGAAGATGTATTCGGAAAGTTAGATGAAAATTTTGCAAACACTATGTACACTGAAAATGATATAGATTTATTTGCAGATAAACCAATGCAACCATTCCCAATTACAGAAACATCAGTTGACTATAATTCCTGGCCAAGTGATTACCTTGAACATCTTCGTGATATTATCGATGAATACAACGGAGAAGACGCAGACTGGAGAACTCGTATATCAAGGCTCAGTGCAGACGAACCAAAAACTGATCCCGAAGAACGAGTGGTTGATATACCGTCAACTGATGGTTTGATCCTACCAAATTAAATTGTTGTGTTAGTTTCAATGAAACGTAGGGGTAAACGAAAAAATTATCCTAAACGACATTTATATAAAATAAATGATACAGTCGTTTTCGTGTTTGCTGGATCAAAACGAGTTGGTCACATTGTTGAGCAAACTTGGGATGAAGTGGGAATGAACCCAAAAGGTCACGCAACATATGTAATAAAAGCACAAGGAAACTTCAGTATCCATGCATTGGAACAGACGATAGTAAAGAATTTGGAAATATTTTGACGGAAGACACAAAAGCAGGAGAAATACTCAAAAATAAAATGAACCATGTTCAATACGATGAGTCGGTAGATAAACGAGGATACAAGCATTTGCCACTTTCAAAATTAAAAGAGATGTGCAAAAAGCATAAACTTAAAATTGGTGGAACGAAAAAAGAATTAGTTGAACGTCTTGAGAAGTGGTATTACGAAACATCTCAGTGTGGAGTTACATCAAATAAAAAAGTAAACGATTCTTTTTTTGTTTAATAAGTGCTTGTAAATATATATATTTTTGTATATATTATTACCTAAACAAATTATGGAAACTTTACAAACAGAACAAAAAAATAAATGGTATACTTTAAAAGTATTATCCAATTTTGAAGACAGAGTAAAAAACCTCATTGAAAAGGGTTTGGAAACTGAACCTAAACATAAAGATTATTTTTATGAGGTTTTGATGCCTTCTGAAATTGTTACAACGGTTAAGCAAGGTAAGAAAAAATGCACGTGTACGGAAATTATATCCAGGATATCTTTTTGTGCGTATGAATATTTTCGATGAAGAAAATCCAACCGAATTAAACGCAGATGCATACTACTTTATTACTCAATAAATGGTGTAACTGGATTTATAGGTGGAAAAAATCCCGTTCAATTAAGAACAAAGAAATTGACACGATCAAATATCATATAGCAAAAGTTTCAAAATAAAGAAGTTCCAAAGTCTTATTATGATGTAGGTCAACAAGTTACAATTTTAGATGGACCTTTTGTTGGTCTACAAGGAGCAATTGGCAGAAGTTGATACAGAGCATCAAAAACTAAAAGTGCTTGTCAGCATATTTGGTCGCGAAACTCCAGTTGAATTAGAAAATTGGCAAGTAGAAAGAGTTGAAGAAGAATAAATGGACTTTGAGGAATACTTTAAAAAAATGTGTGGAGAATCCAGAAGATATCCATCAGAAAACATTTAAAGTAAACGGTATAACCACTCCATTTAATAAAAAAGAGTTACGATGGTTAAAAGACCAACTTGAAGATTGTATCGAGTGGGGTGATGATACGACAACCCGTTCAAACAGAATAAATTATGAAAAAATGCTTGAGAAGGTAAATGAAAGGTTAGATTTATTATGAATATACGAGAATTGTTTGATGATATGTGGAGTATGTATTCACGTGTAAATCCGCAAGTTGTTAAAGTAAAAAAACTCATTGAGCAACACGAAGGAACTTCGGTAAAGAATGATCATATTGCATTAAGAACATTCAATCATCCACGTATTAATCGTAGTGTTCTTGCCAAATCTTTTGTAAAGAGTGGATATTCAGAAGTTGAAGACTTAGCATTTGAAAAAAAGAAACTCGATGCAACATATTATTTACATTCTGATGATGATTTGACACGGGTATTTATTAGTGAACTAAGATTAGAAGAATTTTCACAAGAATTACAAGATACGATTGACAGATTAGTTAACCAAATATCCAACGAGCAACTAGATGCTTTTGATTTCTGTAATTGTGGAACTCCGTGGGGCATGATTACAAAAGAAACTTATGACTTTTTAAAAGAAGAAAGTGAGTATGCAGCTTTGGGTGGCCACATTTGGTTTTATCGTTAATCATTTTACAATAAGTGTCACAGATTGTTCTTCGTTTGAAAATCTTGGACAGGTAAATTCATATTTGAAAGAAAACGGATATAGAATAAATGATTCAGGTGGTGAAATAAAAGGTTCAGTTAAACAAGGACTAGAGCAATCAAGTATTATGGCAGAAAATGTATCCGTTGAGTTTGATTCAGAGGAGGGACAATTATTTGAAATTCCTGGATGCTATTATGAATTTGCATTGCGTCATAATAATTTTGACGGATTTATTGCAGGTTCTGCCGATAAAATTTTTGAAAGTACGGATAATAAGTAATGGCACTTAGCAAAAACGAAATAAATGATAAATTCAAGAGTGCCAAACTAGGATTTGATAGTTGGAGAAAAACTACAATTCAGCATCGTAAAAGTATTCTTAGAAAATACAAAAAGTTATTAGAAGCAAATTCTGATATAATCGCCGAGACCATATCAAAAGAACACGGAAAACCTTTATGGGATTCCAAATCTGAAGTTGGAGCAATGGTCGGAAAAATTGATGTAACATTTGAATCTTACAATGATCGTCTTAATGCGTTACGATCAGTTCATGCTGATATGGGAATACAAGCACGATTCAAACCATTCGGTGTTTTTGCAGTTATTGGTCCATTCAACTTTCCTGGTCATCTTCCAAACGGACACATCGTTCCTTTGCTTCTCGCAGGGAATTCTGTTGTATTTAAACCAAGTTCATTGACTCCTGAAACAGGACGAAAAATGGTGGAACTTTTACATCAAGCAGGAATACCAAAAGACGTGGTAATTTTATGCGAAGGAAGTGGAGCAGATGTAATTGATAATTCGTTGTTAGACGGAGTGTTTTTTACAGGAAGTACAAAAGTTGGTCATAGCATTTACAAAGCATTAAGTGATTATCCCAGAAAAGATTGTCGCATTGGAAATGGGTGGAAACAATGCAACAATTGTTGAAGAAGCAGGTGGTCTTAATACTGCTACAAACATTCTTCTTCAATCTGCATTTATTTCTACTGGTCAGAGATGCACTTGTACACGAAGATTGATTGTTAACAAAGGATTAACTGCGTGTGAAGGTGATCGTATAATTCGTAATTTAATTGATGCAGCTGATAAACTTGTTATCGGAGAATATACTGATGACTCCAGAACCTTTATGGGACCAATGATTTCGGTGAATGCAGTCAACGGAATTTTAGATGCTCAAAAACATTTGGTAAGTTTAGGTGGAACTATATTAAAAGAATTTAAACAAATTAATGGAACATCAAGTAGATTAGTTGAACCTGGTATCATTGATGTTACTGATATAAAGAATTTACCAGACGAAGAATATTTTGGTCCGTTGCTTCAAGTTATTCGCAGTAATACTTTTGAACACGCAATAGAAATTGCAAACGACACCAAGTACGGATTAGTATCAGGTGTCATCACCAAGAACAAGAATTTATTTTGGAAAGCAGAAGCAGAACTCAAAACGGGAATAGTAAATTGGAATCGTCCTACCACGGGTTGTGCAAGTGTTGTTCCTTTCGGTGGGATGGGTTGGAGTGGTTGCAATCGTCCAAGTGGTTATACAACTATTGAACATTGCGGCCACCCAACTGCCTTACATCTTACTGAAGTTCCTGAACTTCCAAGCAAACTGCTACCTGGTATTACTCTGTAAGTTTGATACTTATAGGTATGAACAACTACCTAAGTTTAATAGACGATAGGTTTGATGAAATGCTTGATCGTCTTGAGTCGTTTTCAAATCTTAATACTCATACCTATAATTTAAAAAATCTTGATGTCGCAATTGATCAACTTCAAGAAATGTTTTCAGAACTTGAACCAGATGAAATTAATCAATACGAGTTATCTCCAATTGATTCAATAAATTCCAACGGAGAAATAAAACAATTAAATCACGGAAAAGTTCTTCGTTTGCGTAAACGACAAACTGCTGAAACACGAATTTTATTGTGTGGACATTATGACACCGTATATCCGAAAGACCATGATTTTCAGAAAGTTACAATAAACGGAAACAAAATGATGGGTCCTGGAGTACTTGATATGAAAGGTGGTTTAATGACTATGTTGTATGCTTTGCTTGCATACGAAAATAGTGATATTAAAAATAAAGTTGGTTGGGAAGTATTAATTTTACCAGATGAGGAAGTTGGAAGCATTGCATCTTCTTCTTATTTAGAAACTTCCGCAAGAAACAATGATATTGGATTGTTGTATGAACCTGCGTTACCTGACGGAAGCATCGTTAAATCACGTAAAGGAGTAGGAAGTTATACAATGGTATTCCGAGGAGTATCTGCACACGCAGGCCGTTGCTTTCACGATGGATTAAATGCGTTTTACGGAGTTGCTGATTTCATAAATTGGTCAAAGACTATGATGACAATCAATGAAGGAATGACGATCAATTTAGGTAAAGTAGAAGGAGGTGGTCCGTCAAATGTTGTTCCTGATTTAGCAATATGCAGATTCAATTGCAGAGTTGTCACCAAAAAACAAAGAACTGAGTTTGAACATCGTCTGCAAAATTTTTATCGTGATATGCGTAAGAAGTATCCAGGTACAGAACTTCACGGAAAATTTACAAGTCCTCCAAAACCATACACCAAAGAAGCAAAGAAAATAACCGAGCATCTTCAAAAATGTGCGAAGCAACTTGGAATGAACAAACTAAAGTTGATTATGAGTGGAGGAGCAAGTGATGGAAACAAACTAAACGGATATGGATTGCCTAATATGGATTCACTTGGTCCTGTTGGAAATGGAATGCATAGTCGTGATGAAATGATTTTCATTGATTCGTTAAAAGAACGAACAAAGTTATCTGCGTTATATTTATATAATATAACAAAGGAGTAATATTATGTGGTACAACGATTTTTTTACAGACAAAACAACAAATGATGCAAAACAAATTTTATTAAAAGAATATATTAAGTCCGTAAAAAAACTAAAACACACACCACCAACTGCACCTAAAGAAATCACCGAAGAACTACTAGAACGATTTAAAAATGTTCGTGGTGGTGGATTGGTATTTCCTTATGTCGGAACAGGAAAAGGATATGGTGCATTAGTAGAACTTACCGATGGATCAGTTAAATACGACATGATAGGTGGAATTGGTGTAAATTATTTTGGACACGGAAACGAGAAGATTGTAGAAGCATCATTAAATTCTGCGTTTAGTGATTGTGTTATGCAAGGCAATCTTCAGCAAAACGAAGAATCGTTGGTTGTAATGGAAAAGTTCAAACAAGTTGCAAATTTACATGGAGCAAAACTTGATCATGTATTTTTAACAACAAGTGGAGCAATGGCAGTTGAAAACGGAATCAAGATGGCATTTCAAAAAAAGTTTCCTGCTGATCGTATTCTTGCATTTGCAAATTGTTTCCACGGAAGAACAACAGGTGTTTCACAAATCACAGATAAACCATATTATCGTGAAGGATTACCTGATACACTTAAAGTTGATTATATTCCGTTTAATGCAGAATCAGCAGTAAAGCATCTTGAAAAGCATATTGCAAGACATCCTGGTAAACATTCGTGTATGGTTGCAGAACTTATTCAAGGAGAAGGTGGATTCAATGTTGGAGATAAAAAGATTCTTCAAGATATTGCAAAATGTCTTAAAAAGCACGATATACTTTTCTTTGTAGATGAAGTACAAAGTTTTGCAAGAACATATAAACCATTCGCATTTCAAATGTTTGAATTAGATGAATATGTTGATTTGGTTTGTGTAGGAAAAAGCACACAAGTATGTGCAACGATTTTCAAAGAAGATGTCAAACCAAGACCAGGGTTGGTGTCGCAAACTTTCACAGGAGCAACTTCATCGTTGTTCGCAGCCGATGTAGTATTGACAGAGATTCTTAAAGGTAAGTTTTACGACAAGAAAAGCAAAACAGGTCCTGAGTTGTATAAAATCGGCAAGAATCACAAATACTTTAATTTGTTTGAAAGTGGATTAAAAAACTCTGAGTTTGTTTCAAACATTGGAGGTATCGGTGCAATGTTTGCATTTCAAGTGTTTGATGGGTCTCCTGATGTCACAATGAAGTTTGTCCACGAATTATTTAAAAACGGAGTGATTTCGTTCATTGCAGGAAAAAATCCAACGAAGGTTCGTTTTCTTTTTCCGACACCTGTAATGAGTAAAAAAGATATTGATGAAGTTGTTAAAATTACTCTTGATACCTTAATTCAGTTTGATTATGATCGTTCGGCAGATAAATAAGAATGATTTAAGTGGACTGCAAAAACTTGCAAAAAAAGCAGGAACTGGTATAACAACTTTGCAGAACGATAAATCTCTGCTTCAAAAACGACTTGAGCATACATTATATTCATTTGAGAAATCGGTGGATTCTCCTGAAGGTGAAAGTTATTTGTTTGTTATGGAAAACAACAACGAGTTAGTAGGCATCTGCGGTATCATCAGCAAAGTTGGTGGATTTGAACCTTTCTACACATATGTAACAGATACTGAAGTCCACGAAAATAAGGAACTTAAAATCAAAACTTCAAACGAAGTATTGCGTTTAGATAAAAAGCATTCCGGTCCTACTGAAATTGGAACTCTTTATCTGCTTCCAAATGCAAGAAAAGGAAACGGAAAGTTGTTGAGTTATTCACGATTTCTTTTTATTGCAGAATATCTTGATCGTTTTGAAAATGAAGTAATCGCAGAAATGCGTGGTGTTGTAACAACAAGAGGTCATTCACCATTTTACGAATATTGTATGAAGCATTTTCTAAAGATAGATTATACCAATGCAGATTATCTTAGTATGAAAAACAAGCAGTTTATAGAAGACCTTATGCCGAGTCATCCTATTTACGTTAATCTTCTTCCGAAACACGTTCGTGATGTTCTTGGTAAAGTCCACAAAAATACGGAACCTGCAAAGGGAATGTTACAGAAACAGAACTTCAAGTTCAACGGAGAGATTGATATTTTTGAAGCAGGACCAACTTATTCGTGTGAAACTGAAAACATTCGTGCGATTAAAAGAAGCAAGGTGGGTAAATTAACAGGGAATTTCGTGGAAGACCCAAAAGATACTTTAATTGCAACATACGAACCATTTCGTTGTTGTCGTGGAAAAGCAGAATATTGGGATAATCAAGAAATCCATGTAGATGCAGAAAGCATAAAAAAATTACAACTAAACATTAACGACAAAGTTCGTATATATTTTCTGTAAGTGGATAATACTTATATATTGTTATGAAGAAAACAGAACTACAATCAATCATCCGTGAAGAAATTCAAAACTTTTTAAATGAAGCATTCAGCAATTGGGAAGTAAAATTCACCAAAAGTGCAAAAGTGGATGGTGTTGACATCAAAAAAGGACACACCGAAACTGTAAAAGCAAGAGGAACTGCGGAAGCAATTAAAAAGGCTTGTAAAAGTGTTGGGTGTGAAAAATCTTGGCACTCGGTTGATGTAGAAGTTGCGAAGAAGTAATTATTATAAAAACTCATATATACCATATTTATTGATATGGGAAAAAAGTTTGAAAGTTTTGAAGAATACTATCAGTTTTATCTGAGTAAGCACACAAAACCAATCAATAAGTTTTTTCATTTGCTTGGAAACGTCGCAACGATTGCATTTGTTGTATCCGTGTTCGTTTTCAATCTTAGTTTATGGTGGTTGTTGTTAACTCCGTTTGTGGTTTATCCACTTGCGGTTGTGGGTCATCTTCTTTTTGAAGGTAATATGCCTGCGTTTTTGTCAAGCAATCCAATATATGCTAAGATGGCAGATTGGAGAATGATGTTTGAATGGTTGACTGGTAAGATTAAGTAATCTATAATAATACCATGTCGTTTGAAGTAAACTTTGATGGGTTGGTTGGACCAACTCACAATTATGCTGGTCTTGCTAACGGAAATGTACACTCGGCAACGAACAAAAGCAAGCCGAGCAATCCACGGGAAGCTGCATTGCAAGGTTTAGACAAAATGAAGTTGATGTTTGATTTGGGGCATAAACAAGCAATTATACCACCACAAGAAAGACCTTTAATCAACGACTATGAAGATTATGATAATATGGCAATCAATTCATCTGCAAGCAGTATGTGGGTTGCTAATTCGTCTACTGTCGTACCAAGTACAGATTCCGAGAATGGGAAGTTAAATTTATTGACTGCAAATTTGAATTTCACACATCATCGTAGAATTGAAGCACCTCAAACTTACATCACATTAAATAAAATTTTCAACGATACCTCTAAATTTTTAATTCATTCTCCTTTGAATAGTGATGGAGAGTTGGACGATGAAGGTGCAGCCAATCACACACGATTCTGCAATTCGTATGAAGAAGAAGGATTACATTTCTTTGTGTATGGTCGTTCAAATAATTCGTCAGAAGAAACTCCGTCAAAATATCCTGCACGGCAAACATTAGAAGCATCCAAAAAAGTTGCGGAAATTATGCAAATCAAGAATGCAGTATTCGCACAACAATCTGCGGAAAGCATAGATGCTGGTGTATTTCACCACGATGTAATTGGAGTCGGAAATAAAAATTTGTACGTTTACCACGAAAATGCATTAGCAGAGGAAGCAGAAACTATTACAAAACTTCAGGACTCTTTTAATGGGAAACTAAATCTTCTACGGATAACTGAATCAGAGATACCACTTGATGTTGCAGTTGAAACATATTTGTTTAATAGTCAGTTAGTTGAATATAAAGATGGGCATATGCTGATAGCACCCATACGATGTCGTAGAAGTCCATTGGTACGCAAATACCTACAAAGCATCATCGGAAGAAACAAATGATATACGAAAGGTTCGTTATGTAAATTTAGAGCAAAGTTTATGGAACGGAGGTGGTCCGGCGTGTTTAAGATTAAGAGTATCTATGAATGAAACTGAATTTAATAACATTCACACTGGAGTTGTTTTTACAGAAGATTTGTATAATAATTTAAAAATATGGATTAAAAAGTATTATGTTGGTAATTTAATTTACGATGACATATTTGTGCCTTCGTTTATATTAAAATGTAGAAATGCTTTAAATGAACTAAGCAATATTCTTAAATTAGAAAATTTATACGACTTTCAAAAAAAACAATAAATAACTAATTATCAATATGTTCTATCAATCCAAACAGTACTTTTTATTACTTTTGGAATTACTATTTTTTACATTTGTTATATTAGAAACAGAATCTAAAAAAATTGAAATTATGAAAAAGATTCAACACGAAGATAAACTAATAGAGCAAAAAATAAAATATAGGATTGCAAATGATGTGGATTTTAGAAACAAAGTCATAAAATTTTTAAAAGAAAAGTAGTTGACATATTTGTTAAATCTGTCATAATAATATCTCATTATGAAAACATTAGTTAAAATAATCGCAACCGTCGCCGTTCTTGGTGGAGGGTTTTTCGCATATCAAACCGTTAACGCAGGGGAACTTACAGGTAAAGCTGGAGTTTCTTATACAGACACACGTACATTCCGTGGTGTAAAGCAAGCAGATGACACTCTTGGTGCTTCTCTCGGTCTTTCCACTTCAGTTTCTGAAAAAGTATCTTTGGGAGTATCCATTGATTCTTTTAATGCGTTGGAAGCAGGTCAAACCAACGAACTTCGTAGTGGAGTTTCTTTGGGTTATGATCTTGGCAAGGTTGATTTGAGTGTCGGATATACTAATTACGATTATCAAAGTGCTACAAGTGCTGATGAAATCGGATTTGGTTTGTCCGTTGAAACTATCCTCAATCCAAGTGTTTTGTATGCAATCGATTCAGATAATGATTCGGATGTAGCAGAATTATCGGTGGGTCACTCAATCTCTCTTTCAGAGCAGTTTGGTTTGACTCTTGATGGTTCATTGGGTTCTGTCGATGCCGCTGCTGACTACACATATTATAGTGTAGGTGCTACGGTGACTTCCTCTCTTGGAGGTGCGGATACATTCGCAGGCATTGCCCTTGTTGACAATGATAACGCAGGAAGTGATTCTGAAACCGTATTTTCGGTTGGATTATCACTTTCCTTCTAACTTAAAAAACCGAAAGGAGGTGTTTTTACACCTAAAACTTTATTATTAGAGTTTTAAGACTTCCGTAAGGAGGTCTTTTTTTTGTACTTTTTTCAAAGAACTTTAATTTTTTTTTCAAAAAGGTGGTAGTTATATGAACAATGGCAAAAAAGAAAGAAGAAGAATTTGATTTTGAACTCGATGCTGATGATAAAATTGATGAATATGCATCTGAAGTGAATTTAATATTAACGGTTCTTGGTGAAATAGACCAAGACCTTGCATCTTCGGTAGTTACCAATTCAAGTAAATGGAAGATTTTGATCTAACAGACGAAGAAATGGATGAGGTTATATCTGAACTAGGATTTTCTGTAAAAAGTAAAGATATCATCATTGACATTGCCAAAAAAATGCGTGATACTGCGTGAGTGTATAATTCACAAGAAAGTAATTTACTTTTTCACCACTTTTATTTGACAAAAATGTATTATTATAGTATCTTATTGCTATGAGTACAAAAATATCGTTGGATAACGGAAACAAAATCATAGAGTTATTCAAAGAAGGTAAAACCTACAAAATGCGTATTAATCATAAAAAAGGAATTTCGTGGAATCCTTTTCAGAAACGCAAAATAGAAGTTGAACTAGAACAAGAGCAACTTGAACAATTGGCAGGATTTCTCAACAAACACAGTACTAATGACTATCCTTCATCGTTGAATAACATAGACTTTGGTACATTTATGGAATAATACCTTACTATTTGGTAAGCATTAATAGTTTTTATATTCTTTTGTTTTTCCGAAATTTTTGGTAATCTTCTTTTATGTGTTACGAAGAAGAATACGAACCTTACGATCATTATGGAAACCACAATCCGTTGGAAGCAGAAGCAAAATCAAACGAACGACTTTTGAGAAACGGAACGTGTAATCAATCAAATAGAATTGTAATTCATTATGAACTTCCACTTGATCGTGATATGGAGAATTGCGATGAAAAGGATCATCCTTTTTATGGAGTTGATTGGCAACGATTATATTATCGTTTTGAATTCCGTGAAGACAAACGTGACCATCACAATGTTTATTTGGTAGACAAAGAAGGTTATATACATTTTGCACGAAACGGAAGAAACGGAGAAGCAGAATCACCCAAAGATGCCGACAATGAAAAAGGAAGTTGGAAGTTAAATGATATGGACTATTGGAGAACTTGTTTAAGTAGTAATCGTGATGAAGAAGAAAAATTCTACACAGGATGTATAACTGCAACCAAGTATTTTTTAGGTAGTCGTGAATTTAGAAGAGACTTGCGTGTTGATTTTCATTTAACATTCAAAGATGGAAAAATACTTGAAATTAATCCAGAAGTTAATTACATTTGTAATATTGCGAGATATAAATTAATTGAGTATCGTGAAAATTGGAAAAAGTGGGAAGAATCCGACAAATACAAAGCATTGGAAAAATATTATTGGATACCTCTTGATAATACAGAAAAAAAATTGTATAATGCAGTAGAAAAAGTATCTGCATTTATTAATAAAATAATCATCCGAGTATGTGCTTTGTGTCGTTTTCAAAAATCAAGATATCCTGAACATTGGTGATTTTTTGCTTGACTTTTTATAATAATTTTGGTAGGGTGTATATCTAGAGAGAAATTATATAAACAACTAAAATAGAGAGAAAAAATTATGGGAACGATAACAGATAACTGGATAAATTATATTGATAATAGGAATGCGTTTGAGTCAATTGAATGGAATTGGGAAGCATTATCTCCCCACGATTGTTTTAATTCAATTAATGCAAGGGTCCCATTTGATGGGGGTGTGATAGAAATATTTACCGGAAATTTAATTCCACACGGATTTTTGTCAAGTAATGTTTGCATTGAAGCATCTTTTGATCCTGAACATCCTGAAGGACCTGATTCTGCTCTTAATCACGCAACTTTCCACGTTGGCATTTTTGATAACGAAGGAAACGAGATTCAATGCCCAATCACCAATGGAATTTTTCCTGAGGAAGGTGACACTCATGGTGCGAATCTTGAACCACAAGAAGTGGGTCAGATTATTCTTCAATTTCAGAACGACTAATACTTGACTTTCTATAATAATAATGTATTATAGTATCTATGAATAATAACGTAATGTTTGAAGAATTAACATTCATTCCACATCGTGGATCGGTAAACTGCATCCAAGCAAGAAAAGATTTTGATAATGGATGTACGATTTCTGTTGTAACTGGTGACGGAATGTATGGTGACATTGATGTAAATGATTTCTATAAATCTACATTTGAAGTGGCCGCATTCGATAATAACAATGAATTCATTCAGTTGACACCCTCTGATGATGTCATTGGTCATCGAACAAAAACTGAAGTAAATGAAATTATGACTGCATTGCGTGATGATCCTGAATCGTTACGAGTAAATGCAACCAATAGTTAATTCAGACGAATGGAACCCGTGTTCAAGTTGGAGTAAAAATCTAACAGAGAATACAAAACATCTTGTACAAAATAGACACGGAGAAACAATTTGGAAACCATACTTCAATCCGTTTGCAAATAAACTTCCTACATACGAACTTGATTTTAATTCCAATCAAACATTTGATTACATAAACGGAGTTGATCCGTGGGGAAGACCCTTTCTGAAAAGTATTTTCTTTCATAATGTACTTTCAGATAAACCAAAACGAATTGCATTATGGAAAATTCAATGTGGAGCAGGTGTTTCTAATTATTTAGAAACTGCACTAAATAAAGCAAGAGTATTCAAAAATTTTAGATTACACGGATTTACAACTGTCAATGGTGAAGTAGTGCGTTTATATATCACAGGTGTAAATAGTGATTCGTTTGATAAAATGGTAAGACCCTATGGCAAAACAGGTAAATTTATAGAATACGAAAAAGCAAATTCTCTTGATGAAACCATTGATGATGAACGACCTATACCAAGATGGATTATCTAATCTTGACGGAATCAAACGCATTTGATAATATATAATATAATTTAAATATAACCAAGGAAATATATGAATCTTAAACCAAACAACTTTGATTTTTGGATTGAAAACAATCTAAATGTATTGCTTCGTGGAAAGCATGGAGTAGGAAAAACTGCTATGGTAGTTGATGCATTTGAACGCAATAATTTGAAGTATAAATATTTTAGTGCAAGTACAATGGACCCGTGGGTTGACTTCATCGGAGTTCCAAAAGAAAAAACCGATGAAAACGGAAACTCTTATTTGGATTTGGTTCGTCCACAAGAATTTCAAGATGATGAAGTAGAAGCAATTTTTATGGACGAATTTTCAAGAGCACACAAAAAAGTTCGTAATGCAGTAATGGAACTTATTCAGTTTAAAAGTATCAATGGTCGTAAGTTCAAGAATCTTAAAATTGTATGGGCAGCCCATTAATCCTGAAGATGATGAAGAATTTAATTACGATGTAGATGCTCTTGATCCTGCACAAGAAGATAGATTTCACGTTCACATTGAAGTTCCGTATAAACCTGATGTAACTTGGTTTCGTGAAAACTTCGGTAAGCAACTTGCCAATTCAGCAGTTTCTTGGTGGAACGAACTTCCACCGAATGTGCAAACTAAAGTTACTCCTCGTAGATTAGAGTATGCGTTGAAAGTTTATGGAGCAAAAGGAAATCTGCGTCACGTTCTTCCTACATCTTCTAATGTAAGCAAATTGATGCGTGTGTTAACAGATGGACCAATTGAAGAAAAGTTGGTTGCTTTGGCTGCTCGTAAGAAACTTGCGGAAGCACGTGACTTTATTAAAACAGAAAACAATTATCGTGATGGTCTTCCTTATATCATCAAAAGCAAGAAACTCCGTGACTTTTTTGTTCCATTGTTTGCAAATGAAAAGTTGTCTAATTTAATGGCAACGGAAACTGATGTATACAAACTTGCGGTGGGTCGTATCAAAAGCAAAGATCAAAAGTTCACGGACATTGCAAAGGATATTGTTACTGCAAATCAAAACAAAAAGTTAGCAAAGCAGTTGACTAAAGATTTGCACCATATTCTTAATGTTGTAGATATGAGTGAACTTAAAACTGCTCCTCAGAGTGCAACTGGTAATACTGCAAATGATGATGTAACTTTTCAGCAGATTATCAAAGGTTTGCTTACACGTAGAGTTACTACAACTGCACATCGTAAAGAACTCGTTTCAGATTTGGTTGGAAATATACCTGCGAAAGGAATGTCTGTTAAATCTGCAACAGAAGCAATTGAAATGATTGATGCAGTTGCAGAACGTTCTCATTCGTATACCATTGCGTCTCCTGAGATTGTAGGTGCGATTAATAGTTGCATTTACACAATATGTTCTGAACAGAAATTGAATTGGGAAGCATTCATTAAAAAGCACGGATCAATCATTGCAAACTTTCTTCAGAAAATGAAAGATGCAAATCGTGAAAAAAAGATTTATCAACCTGGACGATACAAAGATAATGAAAGCAAAATTGCAAAGAATTTGTTTGAAAATCTGAGGGTTGGTACAAAAAAGAAAACACCGCCACCTGTTCCACAAAAAATGGATTCTTATGTTCTCACCGATGATTGGGACGGATGAGTGAAGTCTTAAAGTTATCTGAGTTTGAAGAAATTGCGTTTAAGTTAGAAACGCATCATTCAATTTTCTACAAGTTGTGGGAAATGGGTGAGATGGTTTTTGATGAAGAAATTCCAACTGCGTGTGTTAAATTTGATCGTGCAGGTAATTATGTTTCATTTCATTTCAATCCTGAGTTTTGGGAATCTAAAACATCATACGAACGATTGTTTATTATCTGCCATGAATGTCTACACGTTTGGTTGAATCACGGACTTCGCACAAAAAACGCAGAGCATCCTCAATTAGTTAATACTGCACTTGATGTAGTTATTAATCATATGTTAATAGATAACTTTGGATTTCAACGACATAAAATTTCAGATGCCAAAGAGTTGTGTTGGATTGATACCGTGTATGCTGAAAATGATGGTGAAATTAAAAATGAGCAAACCTTTGAATACTATTACAATAAACTTGTTGATAGTCCCAATACTAATTTCATAAATTGTAAATTGGTTGATTCACATGATCATTTAGAAGATGTTGACTTTGATAAAATCGTAGATCAACTTGGCCAAGATTTGTCGGAAGAAGAAAAAAAGGATATAAGCAAAACAATTGACAAACATCGTCAAAAAACAAAAGACTTTGGAAAAGGTGATCGTGCAATGATGGAATGGGAACATATGATTCCACCTACCACAATCAAAAAGAAAAAAAGTTGGTTTGAACTTATTAAAAGATGGGCAACTGATAAAGGCAGAACCGACACAGATGCAGAGCAATGGGTAAAAACAAATCGTAGATTGTCTTTACTTAACACCGACACAGGAAGTCAATTGATGCTTCCTTCTGATAATGACGATTATGCTTACGACAATGACAAAGTAGAAATGTGGTTGTATTTGGATGTTAGTGGTTCGTGTGCTAATTTGCGAAACGATTTTTATTGTGCATCACTTACAATTCCACAAGATAGAATCAAAATGCGTACATTCTGCTTTGATACAAAAATAACGGAAGTTAATCTCAAAGATAAAAAACTTATTAGTGGTGGGGGTACTTCATTTTATATCATTCAGGAGCATATTGATCGTGAACTAAAACACAAAAAGAAACATCCAGTTATTTTTGTATTCACAGATGGATACGGAGATAACGTAAAAATCAAAGAACCCAAAAAGTGGAATTGGTTCATAGACGGTGGTAATTGGTGTATGCAACAAGCAAAATGTCTATCTGACAAAAATTGCAATTTTTATTCAATGGAAAACTTCAAGTAACATTGACAATTCAAAAATAAACGTATAAAATAAAAACATGATTAAAGTAAAAGTAAGAGAAGGTGAACCTGTTGATCGGGCATTAAAAAGACTTAAAAAGAAACTTAAAGAAGAAGGTGTTCTTGATTCTGTGAGACAGAGACGGTACTTTATTCCTAAGTCAGAGACTAAAAAGAAGGCAAAACAGAATGCTTATTATTCTCAGTTAATGAAAGAGTATAAAAATCGTTAAAGTGCAAATTGCCAACGAAATATCTGTTTCAGAACGTGAAGCAGTTAAACGACATTTATCTTCAAATGAAGATAAGTTGAGTGTACAGGTATTAAATAAAATGTTGTACAAGTATGAAATATCGTTGGAAAATGCATTAAAAGAAAATGTAAATCTAAAAATGGATTTAGATGATCGTGAAATTGCATTTAAACTTTTTTTTGATAATAAACTAAATGCAACTGATATTAAAAACCTTATTAAATAAAATGAGCAACCATAAATATGCACATTCTATATTCGAGGAGTATTGTGATAAAGTAGAGATATTACCAGGTGACGACTCGGTGGAAATAAAAGTACAAGGAAAATACTTTACAGAGTTATATACACGTGTAATGCTACATGGATGGGTTTGTATTTCAATAATATCAGATGAATACGATAATCACATTGCTACTTTTGTGGAGAACGGTGCGTTGGGATTTCTAGAAAAATTCATGGATGAGGATTTTATGAATGAATTTCCAAACGAAGATGAAAACGACTGGTGGAAAAAAAATGATTAGGAGGATTGGCTGAGTGGTTTAAGGCGGTGGTCTTGAAAACCATTGAACTCTTACGGGTTCCGTAGGTTCGAATCCTACATCCTCCGCCACTTATTTTACTAACTGCCTAATATGTATATAACATGAAAACTGCAAAATACTTTTCGGCATCATGGTGTGGTCCATGCAAAATGTTCAAACCTGTTGTAAACGAACTTATAGAAGAAGGTCATAAGATAGAAATACTTGATGTTGATCAAAATTTAGAACTTGCTCAACAATATAGTGTAAGAAGTGTTCCAATGATTGTCATAGAAGAAGATGGTAAAATTGTAGACGGTGTATTAGGAGCAACTTCAAAAGAAGATCTTATTCAGAGATTATCTTAGTGAATGATATCTTTAAAAAGTTATCATGCAACGCAGAAAAGGTAGTCGTTGATAAAAAATCCAACGATTCCTTGGAAATTACTGTAATTGACTCTGTGGGAGATATACACACCATCGATGTTGTAATTAAAACAACTGCTACACAAAATATAGACATACTCGGTGACAAACTTGAACAATATACCGATGTTTCTTCACTTAAAATATCCCACACAATAAAAAAATCCGATAAGTATAATTCAACGGACATATCAATGAAGTGGAATCACTCAAATAAACCATCGGTATATGAAATAAGAAATAAAGATGAAATTGTGTTTACAGGTACTTTTTCTGATGCTATGGTCTGGATTAACAAAAATGTCAAAGAATGTGATCAAAATATCGTAACAACGAAATCTATTCATTAGAAGTAAGAACATGAGTTAAGTTCGTGTTTGCTGAGTGTATTAATAATAGGTGTATTGGGTTAAGAAGATAGTTTGACTTTTTTCGTAAATCAAATACTATATATTTTTATGAACGACCAAGAAAGAGCAGAACATATTAATTCAATAATAGAGCAAAAACTAAATGAGTTATCAGAATATTGTGATTCTGTGCAAATTTTAGCATCATGGAACGGAATGGATGAACCAGATAATACACACTCTTCATTTAAGGGATTTGGTAACTATTATGCACGTGTTGGGATGGTTAACCGTTTTGTTGATGAAGAAAGTGCCAAAATACAAAATCAGGTTTGGGATGAATCTGATGATTGCGTAGATTAGGTAATATATATAAGTACGTGAAGTGCGTACTATTTATATCAATATTGTTATGTTTTACAAGTTGTGGGTTGTTTCACAAACCTTCTGCAAAAGAAGAAGTGTGGGCAAATATGGGAATAGATTCACTGCACTTCGATTCATGTGGTCCAACTTGTTTAAGTCAGATGCATAAACATTTTGGTGATGGTATATCAAAACAAATGGTTTCAATTCACTTACAAGAAAATCGATGTTTTAATATATTCAAGGGGTTGGGGATAGTTCATACAGAATTCAGAAGAATCACTTGCCCACCTGAACTTAGATCATATCTAAAAAGAAATGGTTTTAATTACAAAAAAATAAAATACAAGGATTTAAAAAAAGGAGATTTTGCTATTGTGTTATTAAAAGGCTATGATGACATACACGAATGGCATTGGGCTGCTTGGCCAAACGACAAAGAAAGCATTCCGTCATTTTTTAAAGAATACACAAAAATAATATCTGTGTATAAAATTACCAAAAAAAATTGACAAATTCTATTTTATGTAATAGTATTACTTTCGTGATAAAATTTATTGTATCTTTAATATTATTATTGCTAGTTGGGTGTCAATCAACCAAAGATTCTACACAATGTCAATTAAAACCAACCGATACCAAGTTGTACAAAACATGGTCAAATGTTTATTTAGTTGAAATGGGTAATGCAATTGCAAACCATGACTTTGATACATATGCATTCTTTATGTCTGAGTATGAACAAGCATTATCTGATGAACATGATCGTAATTTGAAGTTTTTAGCAGATTGTGAATCCACAAAAAGATACGGAGATACGGAACATGAATTTTATATACAAACAACTGCAAGCATGGTGGAATTAAATTATGCAGGTGCATATTTTTATTTTCAGAGATATTTGGACTTATTACACAACAGATTTTTTTACAATATGGATTATAAACCTATTCCAAATTATGCGTTGTGAATATGTATATATGAAGTGGGAAAAAAAAGAAGAAAATTTAGTAAACTAATGCAAATGCTTACTGGTAAAATTTATATTGATCATAAGCAAGGAAAAGATCAAAGTTATTACGATAAATTTACTAATACCAAACCGACTGAGTATACACGAAATCACATTCTTTTATTTTTAGTTTGGTTGTGGGGATTTATACTTGGGTTTCCAACACTTGCTGGATTTCTCGGAGCATATACCACAGATTATTCATCAACATTAATATCAATAGTATGTCTTGGTGTGTTTTTCATTGCATGGATGAGTATGTGGGCAGTCGGAAGACAAAACTGGTATTTTCAAGAAATATTTGATTCATTTGATTATACAAATGATCCTGATTGTTATGACAATGCAGATGATGCACGTGTTTTCGTAATAGAAGAAAAAATTGCCGAAGCACGGATGACAAACGATGTAGGTAAAATTACAGAGTATAGGCAAAATATAAAGAAAATAGTTAAACATGGAAAAATTTCTAAAAGCACAAAAGAGTACCTCGAAGACAAATATTATTATTTAATGAAATAATTTTCTTGTGTTTATATAAAAACTATAATAATATTATTTTAATGTTAATACCAAAAGTAAATAAAACAATTACTTTTAATACGTGGAACGATTCATCTGGACTTAGTATTGCTATTGATGCAATTGATAAAGCAATTCGTGAGTTGCCACATATTAATAGTTCACAATTAAAAACAGGCTATCATTATGATGCAGACGGAAGTGTTGATCCATACGATGAACACGAAGAAGTTGCGGAATATATGCAAAGTCTATTCGATGTAAAAACTAAATTAGAAAGTGTAATTAATGAGCAGTAAAAGTAAAGCAGGAACTGGTGGTGCATTTGGAAACAAAAGCAAATACCAAAAAAGTTTAGAAAGACAAGCAGAACTTAGAAAGCAAATTGCTGAGTTTGAAGCAAAGCAAGCAAAAGAAGCAAAGCAAGCAGAGAAAGCAGAGAAAGTTGAACCTGTCAAAAAAGCAGTAAAACCCAAAGCAAAGAAAGCAGAAAAAAAGCAAGAGAATGCCACAACTGCAACTGAGTAAAGATCAGAACTCGGCATTCAATGACATAACTGATTGGTATGTTTACCATCAGAATTCTGTTCCATTCTTAACAATGGGTGGTTATGCCGGAACGGGGTAAAACCACATTGATGTCGTTGCTTCAAGATAAGTTAAATAATAGTACAATTGCTTACTGTGCGTATACAGGTAAAGCAGCCAGTGTTCTTCGTAAGAAATTAAACGAACGTAATCAAGACCTTGAAGATAATTGTTCTGTTAGTACAATTCATTCTTTGATATACAAACCAAAGTTGGATGAGCACGGACAAGTCACAGGATGGGACAAAAAACCAAACATTGATGCTGACCTTGTGGTGGTTGACGAAGCAAGTATGATAGGACAAGCAGTTCACGAAGATTTGCTTAGTTACGGAGTTCCTATTTTGTACGTAGGTGATCACGGACAATTACCACCGATCAATGAAAGTTTTAATTTAATGCAAGACCCGATGTTGCGTTTGGAAACTCCACATAGATTTTCAGAGGGTTCTGCTTTGATTAAATTAAGTATGCTTGCTCGTGTAGAAGGTCGTATTCCGTTTGGTGAGTTCTCCGAGAATGTAAAAAAATTACCTAAATCTGAAATTTCAAAAGAGAACGGAGATATAAGCAATTTTGTTAAAAGCAAAAATCTATTAAACGGAACTGCGGTGATTGTATGTGGATTCAACAAAACAAGAATCGGTTTGAATGCAAAAATTCGTGATCATAATAATTTCACTGAACACACTCCGATGATCGGTGATCGTGTCATTTGTTTAAAGAACAATAAACGAAGCAATGTTCCTTTATATAACGGAGCACACGGAACCGTAAAACATATTGTTAAGAACCCACATTTGAACTACGCAAGAAGTGTAATCGAGATGGACGGAGTAAACGAAGATATGTTTCGTGGGAAAATATTATACGAATCGTTTGCAAAGGAAAAGTATAGTGCGTATCATTCAGATAGTGGTAAAGAAGTATTCGATTACGGGTATGCTATAACTGCTCATAAAAGTCAAGGTTCTGAATTTGAAAATGTAATGGTCATTGAAGAAGGTAAATATGTTTGGCGTGAAAACTGGAATCGTTGGTTATATACTGCGGTTACACGAAGTCAAAAAAAATTGCTAATCGTTGGTTGACATTAATTAACAATTCAGATATATTATTAAAATGTCTACTACTATAAATTATAATGCATTGAGTTCATTTGTCGATGTTGATGATGTAGATATGGAATTTCATTCAATTACTGAGCAAGAGTTCGACGGAGATTATGAAAATCATGAAACGATTGATGCTATTTTCAAGTATTATCGTAAGCATGGATTTCCTCACTATAAATTTACTGAACAAGAAAAAATAAACGAAATGCGTAGACTACGAAAAGTTTCGTGTGAACAGTATATTTCAGAAGATATTGTGCGTCAAACAATGCACGGATTAGGATTGGCATGGAGTTACTTTCCTCATAGTTGGAGTGTTCGTTGTAACGATAAAAAAAGTCCTATGGATGCGTTCAAGGATGATGAATCATTCAAGAAGGTTATTCGTAAGTGTTTAATGTTTCGTACTAAGTATGATGGAAAACTTATTAGTGATATGTATCTGCGTAAGATTTTGAAGATTGCAACGGGTGTTCAAGGAGTAAGCAACTTTCGTCCAACAGCTGCGGCTGCTATTTACGAAAAATTTGGTGGAAGTGGAGTTACTTGGGATATGAGTTGTGGTTGGGGTGGTAGATTACTTGGTGCTTTGATGAGCAAACGAATTCATACATACATTGGAACTGATCCAAGTACATTGACACATCGTGGACTTGGTAAGATGCGTGATGATTTTAGTTATCTTGGAAAGAAAGTGGAGTTGCATTGTTTAGGAAGTGAAGCATATTTGCCACAACCCAACTCAATTGATTTGTGTTTTACAAGTCCCCCGTATTTTGATACTGAAAGATACAGTGATGAAGAAACTCAAAGTTATTTAAAGTTTCCGAGTTATGAAGATTGGTCAAACGGATTTCTTCAGCAAACTCTTCGTCACGTTAATCGTGGTTTGAAAGTGGGTGGTCATTTGCTTCTTAATATTGCAAATGCAGGTAAACTTCCAATAGAAGAAGATTCAGTTAATCTTGCTAAAAAAGTTGGACTAACTTACAAAGGAGAATTGAAGTTATCATTAAGTGCATTAAACGCAGGAGGATTCAAATACGAACCTGTGTTTATATTTATCAAAGAACAATAATATTTATAGTTATGGCAAATAAAAAGAAAAAAGAAGAAAGTCCCTTTGTGGAAAAACCGGCAATAAAGAAAGTACAAAAAGTTCAAATTGTAAAACCAGGTGAAATTGACAAAGGAGAAAAAAAACCGATTTCTGTTAGAATAGAACGATTATTTGATCGTCACAATCATAAAATGGAGTTTTTAAGAACACTGTTTGGATTTGTTACCATTTCATTACAAATTGTTATTCTTGCAAAGATATTTGGTTTGATGTAAATTGTATGTATTTACCGAATTATAATGTTGTGAAAACCAAAAAAAAACGGGTAGTTAGCAAAAAAAAACTTTCGGAGTTTGAAACATTTGAAGCAGATCAACCAGAAATGCCTGACTTTACTTGTCCACATATTGATAAGGTAAATGATTGGTTATACAAAGCATCCGAAGAAATGGAATTGTTACGAAATATGAATTCCAAACTAAGAGACAACGCAGAATTTTGGAAAGAATCATGTGAAGAAATGCAAAATAAATTAAACGATTTACGAGATTGGAAGCAAAATCTACAAAATATCGTAAATCAAGACATTTAATAAACAAATACTTTATTAAAAGAAATCTCAGAAAATATATATTTATAGAAGTAAGTTATGGCAAATAGAAAAACTTTTAACGATTTTAATTTAAAATTCAAACCACACCATCACGATTTTTTAATTGGATATGATGTTCCTGATGTGGGTGGTGAGAAACGATATCCGTTGTCTCATGTAAAAAACTATTTCAATTTGGTGGACGTTACGGAGATTGTAGATTCAATGCAGTTACCTTTGAATGATAATACTGATCCAGTTGCAACTGAAGTAAACGGAGAAACCATTCAACCACCTCCATTTTTAAATGGTAGAATTTTCCATGTCAAAGCAGAGCATAATGTGACTGTAACTTTACCACCAATGAACGAAAATGACAAAGTTCACTTTGTACTTGTTAATATGTCAGACGAAGGAATTAAAGTTGATATTGAATCCAAGGTTGGTAGATTTAATGCCCGAGGTGGAATACTTCGGCATAAGTTTGATAATGCATATATCTACTTTGATGGTCAAGAGTGGTTTGGATTATGGTGATCTGGTGATCCGCGGTATGAATATCAAAGATGTAACACGAGAATATACATTTGAAAGAGAGATGAAGGAAAATTACTTCATTTCTTATCCAGAAGAAACTACAAAAGTAATATTACCATCCTGCAAAGACTTTGATAGTCAGGTACTCAATTTTATGTTTATAATTTTCGGATCATGAATTACAACTTGATACTGCAGATGGATTCAGAAGTTTATGCTCGTCAATGTATCTTCGTCAGAAAGTACGATGACGCAGTAGTTTACACAGATGGTCAACGTTGGTTTGCGACAGGTGATTTGTCGTAAATAAAACTAATTTAAAAAAGTTTGTCAAAACGCTTGACGAATCGTAATAAATAAATTATATTATATTACATGATTAAAAAAGGCATATCCAGCAAACCAAACTTAATACATGAAATAAGAAATGGTTCGTCAACTGAAGTGAACATTACGTCGTGCCTTGTTGATTTTAATCATAAATGGTTATGACAAGTTGACGATCCGCAAATATTAGAAAGGTGCATACAGCAATCAAAAAAATAATGAACTATACAATGAAGCACCTTGACCCTTTTATTAAAAATTAAATATTAAAAATTAAAACACTTAACAATTAAAAATTAAATTATGGAAAATATCATTTTACCTGAAAGTCACGAAGGCAACATTAACGATAATACCAATTTGGTAAACGAACTTGAGAAATCAACGAATGTTGCTTATACTGCAAATGGTGCTATTTCAAATCGCACTTCTCTTGATGCCGTATTAGACTTTTTTGCATCTGCTGGTGCAATGCGGTATAGTGACGATAGCAAAATTTTTGATTTGTTTCACAAAGCATTTATTCAAGATAATCTTCTTGCATTAAAATGTCTTTTTTACTTCCGTGATATTCGTGGTGGTCAAGGTGAACGAAAAGCATTTCGTGTAATTTTTAAGAAACTCGGAAATCTACATCCTGAGAAGGTTAATCGCAATCTTGATAATGTAGTAAAGTATGGTCGTTGGGATGATTTGTTTTGTCTTGAGAACACCAAGTCTTGGTATGATACAAGCAAGTATATTCAAAATCAATTTAATGCAGATGTTAATGCACTTGAAAAAGGTGAAACATCTGTGTCGTTGCTTGGAAAATGGTTGCCAAGTGTAAATGCTTCTTCGCATCTTACCAAGAAACGAGGAAAGTATTTCGCAAAGTTTTTCGGACTGCAACAATCTGAATATCGCAAAATCCTTTCTAAACTAAGAACTGCAATTGATGTTCTTGAAAAGAAGATGACCACCAAGCAATGGTCTGACATTGATTATCAAAAAGTTCCAAGTGTTGCAGGACTTAAATATCGTGGAGCATTTTCACGGAATGACGAAGCAAGATACGGAAAGTATCTTGAAGATGTCGCAAGTGGCAAAAAGAAAATCAATGCTTCTACTTTGTATCCTTACGATATTGTAAGAAAGTTTCTTGGTGATTACGGTGGAATTAAACGACTAAATGAACAAGAAGTTCAATCGTTAAACGCAATGTGGAATAATCTTCCTAATTATTTATCAGACAATCCTCATCGTGGATTAGTTGTGTGTGATACAAGTGGTAGTATGTATGGTGGAGGTGGTATAGAACCTATAGAAGTTGCAATTTCATTGGCAATGTATATTGCAGAACGCAATAACGATCCTGTATTTGGAAATGCATTTCTTACATTTTCAAGTCATCCACAACTTCAAAGAATTCCAACCGGAAATATTCTTGAAAAAATTTCTGTTTTACAAAAAGCAGATTGGGGATACAACACAAATCTTCAAGCAGTTTTTGATGTAATTCTTGAAACTGCAAAAAACAAGAACCTCGGAAACGACAATCTTCCTGAGAAACTTTACATTGTTAGTGATATGGAATTTGATAGTGCGTGTGAGAATAATGAAAATTCAAATTACACTACAATCAAAAAGAAATTTGAAGCAGAAGGTTTCAAATGTCCAGAACTTATCTTTTGGAACGTAAATGCAAATGGTAAACAAGTACCTGTTACAAAGGATGACCACGGAACCTGTATGGTAAGTGGTTGTTCACCTGCAATTCTTACTGCGATTCTTAGTGGTAAAGAAATTGATCCAATTCAAGTTATGCTTGATGCGATTGATATTGACCGATACTCTTCGGTTGTTGTTTAATTCTACTGCAAATAAAAGCACTATGTGCTTGACTTTTTATAAGATTTTTAGTAGTATATAGGTATGATGGTGATTAAGGGAACTAAAAGAATATTGTCTTTATTTTTGCTTTGTGCTTCTGCATTGAATGCAGACTTTGTTAAAAATTGGAGCAAGTATTATCAAACCTCTTTAGATGCTTCCAAAGAAAATCGTGCAAGATTGGTAATTGAAAACGGATATTCAGTTCCGAGTTCTGCACAAAAAGCAATTGAAATTGCGGCTGACATCTTTGAAGGTGATGAAGGTAAAACTCGTAGTCAGTTGATTACATATCTTCAGCATACAGGTGCAGTAGAAAGTTTGTATAAGACAAAGGTTCAATATAATGGTGGTCCTGCTCGTAGTTATTGGCAAGTTGAACCTAAAACTGCAATGGATGTAGTTAAAAATTCTAGTGCCTTTTTCGGAAAAAAGTTTCATGCAAAATACGGAGCAAATGCTTTAAAAAAGTTGCAATCATTAAACGAAGCACAATGGGCAGATGTTCTTGAACGATACGATGAAATTGGTGCTATTATGGCAACTGCAAAGTGGTTAGCAACATCTTGGTAATTTAGATTTGCAATTATTTTTTGTTTCATATAAAGTATTAACATGAACTGGTCGGAATACTTTTATGATATGGCAAATCTTGTTGCCAAGAAAAGCAAAGATCAATCTACACAAATTGGTGCAGTCATAGTAGGACCTGATAATGAAATTCGTTCAACCGGTTACAATAGTTTTCCAAGTGGTATAAATGATGATTTATCAGAACGACAAGAAAGACCTGAAAAGTATTATTGGATAGAACACGCAGAACGCAATGCTTTGTATAACGCAGCCAAAATAGGTGTATCCACTAAAAAATGTGTTATGTATTTAAATTGTGGAGTTCCTTGTTGTGACTGTGCAAGAGGAATTATTAACGCAGGAATTAAAACAATTTATGTATGCGAAACGGATATAACAAAATCAAAACATTGGATAGAACATTCTTTGCGTTCTAAAATAATGTTTGAAGAATCTGGTGTCCAAATAAAGTATTATTGAAGTTTTTTGAATTGTGTATTTTTCTTACTGACTGCATCATCACTTAATTCATTGTGAACTTCTTTGTGTCTGCGAACTGCATCAAGCATTGTCGCACCCGAGTCAAGACTCTTAAGAACTGCATCCGGAATATCAAATGGTGGTTTATACGATTCTGAAGTTTGTTCAATTGGCATTTCAATTAACTCTTCAACTATACCAAGTGCCTTACCAATGAAAATATCTTTTTTTTCTGAGTTTTCAATTGCAGATTCTAACGATTCTTTAATTTTTATGAGTTTATCTTTCATACTTATAAATATAGTATAAGTTTCTTATTGACGAAATCTTTAAATTTAATAAAATACTATATAAACAATGATAATAAAAATAAAAATAAATTATGCTCTGTATAAATAAAAATACTTTGCTAATCATTGTAAATACTAACAAGAAATACTCAGACTTTATGTGTGTCTGTGTAAAAACTTATGGATAATAAAAAAAAGTACGATAAAAAAAGAAAAGAGTACGGTCCTAGGGTGAATGAAAGAATAAGAATTCCTAAGATTCGGGTTATTAACGAAGATGGTAAAATGCTTGGCATTATGTCTCCACAAGAAGCATTGTCTATTGCAAAAACTGCAGGTCTTGATTTAGTTGAGATAGTGGCAGATGCAAGACCACCGGTTTGTAAAATTATTGAATATGGTAAATACAAATATGAGCAAAGTAAACGACAAGGTTCGTCTACGTCAAAAAAATCCAAGTTCAAAGAAATTAAATTTCATCCTAGAATTGACGAACATGATTATCAAACAAAACTTAAAAAGATATGTGAATTTCTTGAAAAAGGAAGTCAGGTGCGAGTGGCAGTAGAATTTCGTGGTCGTGAAATGCAATATAAGCATTTGGGTCATGAGTTACTTGATCGTGTAATACAAGATTCTGGTGAGTTGTGTAAAACCAACACACCTTTCACATTTGCCGGCAGAAGAATTTCTACCAATTTAAGTCCTGCAAAAAGTTCTTAACTTAGAATACTAAGACAAGAACAACTGCAACTGCGACTAAAGCAACAATTTGCCATACTTTTACACCATGTATCATGTATGTAAATATTATATATACATTCTCAACCGTGCGTATATTTATTTAAAAGATGAAATTAGCAGAAGCAATGAAAGAAATAGCAGAGCAATCAGCAGGAATTATTGTATACAGAATCAATTCCGAAGATATACCCGAGTTTTTATTGCTCAATGGAGATGCAATAGGGTGGGGATTTCCTAAAGGTCATATTGATAAAGGTGAAAATCTAGTTCAAACTGCAAAACGAGAAACCTACGAAGAAACTTCTCTTAAAATTTCAAAGTTGGAACCTGGATTTAAACAAGAAGTAAAATATTTTCTAAAAAAGAATTGGTCAACTGGTAAGCAATACAAAACTCCCAAGTTAAAGATGGTGACTTATTTTCTTGCGGAAGTTCCTTACGAATCAAATGTAAGAATTTCACACGAACACGTTGGTTTTATTTGGTTGCCATATTCCAAGGCAAAAAAGAAGCAGTTGTTCAACAAGAAACTTTTGAAGTATGCCAAGGATTATATTCTAGGAAAAAATAAATGAGAAGAAATAAAAATATACCCATAAAACCAATTGCGGATAGAGTATTGGATATTGGAAACTATAAAATTATTTCACTTGGTTCGTCTTGTTGGTCAAGAACTTTGCCAGAGAGATTTCATGTATTTGATTTTAAAAAAGACCGTTCTGTGCGAATGCCATTTGATGGATGTACAACTCCTTATCATGCGTTGTGTAAAATATTAGAATCAGATTTTAAGTGTATTTACGATGGTTTAAAAGTAGCAAAAAATCCTTTACACTTACACACAGATACACCTTGCTATTACAACCATGAGAAAAATACGAATCTAGATGATTTTAAAATACAAATGAATAAAAGAATATACCAATTTCAAAATGAAATTAAAAATGCAACATTAACGAATAATTGTATTTTATTTTTGCTGACTCCATTTATACACCACGTGACAACTGAACCCATTTATCCAACAAAATTAATTTCAATTTTAAATAAAAAATACCCAAACCTTAATTACAAGGTTCTATGTATAGATTGCCAAATTTATGATACAAATTTAGAAAGTGTTGATACTGAATTTTACAAATATGTCAATGTACCAAGGCCACACCATGATTATGATTTATTTAAAGATAAAGAACGTAGGCATGGAAAGAAATTTGAAAAAAACGCATTGAATGTTTTACTTAGTTTTATATCTGAATTTACAAATCAAGAATATGATGTAGAAAGAGTATTCTTAAATCGTGCATGGGATGTTTATTAAAAAAAGATTGACTTTTTATAATATTCATGCTAATATACTTGTATGAAAATCGTTAATTACGGACAAGAAATTTTGGAAACTCCGACTGAAAAGGTCACAGAGTTTAATGAAGAACTGATAAAGTTCACGGAAGATATGATTTCTACGATGAAAGAAAGCAACGGAGTTGGGTTGGCTGCTCCTCAAGTCGGAGATAATCGTAGAATTTGTGTGATTGATTTAGGTTTTACCGAAGGATTTGTTTTTGATGGAGAAAAAGCAATTACTGATGACTATTATCCTTTAATTTTAATCAACCCTGAGATACAAGTTGTATCAGAAGCAAAGTCTGTTATGAATGAAGGATGTTTGAGTTTTCCGGGTGTAACTCTTGAAGTTAAACGTCCAAGTATAATTAAACTTACTTTTCAAGATATTGAAGGAAACAATCGTATTGTAGAATGTGCAGGTGGACTTGCTCGTTGTATACAACACGAAGTTGATCACCTTGACGGAGTTTTATTTAACAAACGAACCAAGAAAATTAAAAACAAGGATGCTAAATTAATCCGTAAAATCAAATCTGAAAATGCCAACCTTACATTACACTAAAGACGATAGAGTAGAACACTTTCACATATTCGGTTACTTTAAGGAGTTTACCGACAAAAAAACACGACAATATCTTGGACATCAATTTCTTGAAGAAATAGATTCCAATATTAAAATGGGTGCAGAAGCAATGCATTATGAAACTCACAATAAGAACTTAAAACTTAAAAGTGGTTTCAAAGAAATTACGGTGGACGCATCAAACGATAATCCATTGGAAGTTGAGGTATTTTATAATTTTGCGTGTGGTCGTGTAAAGAAGTAATTTTTTTTTGTTTACATATATATTTATTGCTATGAAACATACGAAGTTACTTAGCATTGTTGAAGATATTCTAAACGAGGGTAAAACTATTTGGAAAGCACCCAAGAAATATCAAAACGAAGCACACGCAAAACGTGAACTTAAAAAGATTCCAAGTAAACTGCAAAAGTATTTTACGATTAAACCAGTTGACGGTCCTTCTTACGGAGTTGAAGTTGAAGTAAACAAAGCATTTGATAAAAAAGCAACTACACTTGATAATAGCATGGATACATACACCAAGGAAGTTGATGGTTTTGAAATCACTCTTGCAGATGGATATTATCCACTTGAAATTGCAAAGTTTGACGAATCTGAGTGGAAGTAAATTTTAGGAAACTACAATGGCAATTCTAAAACAGTCAACTAACCTCAAAAATTGTGTACTATTTTATGGTTCATGTGATTTAGAGTGTGCAGACTTTGATCTTGAACCTCATTCAGATTTTTTTAATTCTGTTTATCAATTTTCTGATGCTGGATTTGCTCGTTGGTTTAAACCAGGAGGAGTTAGTTTTTTTACATCACTGAGTTGTGGAAAACTTTATTATGTCACTTTAAATATCGGAGCAAATGAACTTGATATTCCTCATGCGATGATTACAAAATTTGAAGATGCTGATAATGATTATAGATTTGTAAATGATTGTTCATTATTCAATCCGTCACCAACACCAACACCTACACCGACTCCAACACCGACTCCAACACCTACTCCGACACCAACTCCAAATCAATTTGGAGGAACCTGGGTAAATAAAGCAACAATTAATAATGGAAAATCTTATAGTGGTGGTGTTGTTAAGTGGAGAAATGACGGTAGAATGTTTGCATTAGCTACATACACTCAGTATTTACCAGGTGCGACTAAGAGTGCAATAGCAGGATTTGTAAGACTTTATAGTTATGACGATTCAAACAATAGCTTAGCACCTGCTGGTAATACTCTTACCGGATATGGAATCGGAGACAGCTTCGGCAGTGGATTATCTATAAACGGAATTGGTAGCAGAGTTGCCGTGGGTGCTCCTTTTTTCCCCAACAATAATGACCAAAGCAGTTGGGCAGGTAGAGTAGGTGTATATACAGCAGGTACGTGGACATTGGTTGGAAACTTAATTAACGGATCACCGAGTGATAATTGTGGTAATCGAGTTGATTTGAACGATGAAGGTAATCGTCTTTTAGTTGCATCGAAATATGAAGATGTAAATGGACTAGACAGTGCAGGTGCTGTCAGAGTTTATGACTTGATAAATAATACATGGACACAGATTGGTCAAACTTTGAATGGAGAGCAATCTGTTGAGGTTTTGGGGGGTAGCGCAGTAATAAGTGGTGATGGAAATACAATTGCAATAGGTAGTTGGCAATACAATGATGGTCCAAACACAAATGTTGGAAGGGTGGTTGTATATAGTTTGGTAAATAATGAATGGGTGCAAAAGGGTGAGCAATTTACAGGTCAGGTTGGAAAAAAACTTTTGTCAGGAATTGCCATTAGTCACGACGGTAATGTTGTCACATTAGGAAATCGAGGCAGTGCTGAACCTCCTATTGTAAATCAGTATAAGTATGAAAATAATCAGTGGAATAAAGTTGGTAATGATATAATTCTTTCTGTGGGTTTAGATGCTCGTAGCATAAAGATGTCAGCTGACACTAAAACTATTGTAATTGGATGTCCAAGTCATAGTGATAATGTGGTGGGAACAGGAATGGTCCGTGTGTATCGTTTATCTGGAAGCACTTGGTTGCAATTAGGTCAAGATATCAAGGGTCAAGCTGAAAACCAATCATTGGGGTCTGGTGTAGATATATCAGACGATGGACTAAGTCTTGTAATTCTTTCTCCTTTTAATGAAAGTAAACCAATGGAAGCCACCGTATATGACTATGAATTATGAATCAAAGTAAATTAATAATATTATGAAAATAACAAGAAATGAATTAAAAGAAATAATCCGAGAGGTTATCACGGAGTCAACCTGGAAACCCGCTAAGGCATATTTTGTAGCACCGAAAAAAGCAAAGTATAAAGACGAAAAGGAAGTAGAAAGACGTTTCAAAAAAATTCCACGTTCAATAAAGAAATATTTTAAAGCAACACCCACGGGTATTGAAATAATAGCAAACAAATTTAAAAGTGATGCCGAAGAGTTAGACGAAAATACAGATGATGGTACAGAGTTTTTTCTTGATGAATATGTTGTTATTCTTGACAAACGAGGTGGTAAAAATTTAATGCGTATTGAAGAATTTGATTCGGGTATTTATTCAGACTTTGCTATAAATGCTGGACTTGATTAAGTTTTATGGCAACACTAAACCAAAAAAGTAATATTTCAAGTCTTCTTTTGCATCATGGAAATTGTGAGAAAGAATGCTTAGACTTTGATTTAGAACCACATTCTAAGTTTTTTAATGCAGTATATGAGTTTACCGAGTCCGGATTTGCTCGTTGGTATAAACCAGGTGGAGCAAGTTTTTTTACAAAACTAAAATGTGGACATTACTACTATTGCATTTTAAATCAGGGTTCTGATTCACTTGAAATTGAGGATGCAGATGTTGTATATTTTGAAACTCAAGAATCTAATACGAGAATCACACAAACTTGTGAAAATTTACAAAATCCTACACCAACTCCTACACCAACTCCTACACCAACTCCGACACCAACTCCGACACCAACTCCAAATCAATTTGGAGGAACATGGGTAAAAAAAGCAACAATTAATAATGGTATAGATTATGCATCTTCTAAGGTATCTTTAAACTCTAATGGAACTTTATTGCTACAAGGTACATTTGACAGGTATCTACCCGGCACAGGTGATGACACATTAACTGGAAAAGTTGATATGTATAAACTTAATCAAGCAGAAAATGCATTTAGTAAAATTACGACAATAAACGGGTATGGAACTGGGGACAAATTTGGTGGGAGTTTGTCATTTTCGAGAAATTCTAATAAATGCGTTATCTCAGCAGCTCAATATCCTAATAACAATACACAGAATGGGTATAACGGAAGAGTTTCAATTTATAATGTAAACTCAAGTAGTCTATCAACAATCGGAACATTAAATGGTGAAGCAGAAGATAGATTTGGATTTTCCGTTGATATAAGTGGAGACTCACAAACAATCGTGGTAGGATCACCATATGCTAAAATGACAACATCTGCTTCATATAAACCTAAAACGGGTGAAGCAAATGTATATAGATACAATGGTAGTCAATGGGTTCAATTAGGACAAACAATTACAACAGACAATTCAATAGAACTTCTTGGTCACAATGTAAAAATAAACGAAACGGGTGATACTATTATAGTAGGTTCTGGACAATATAGCAATTCAAGTGAAAATAAGTATGGTAAAATCGCAGTTTATCGATTAATAAGCAATCAATGGCAACTTCTCGGTGGCCCATTTCACGGAGTATCTGGTCGGTCAATAATGCCATATTGTCTTGGCATAAGTTCAGATGGAAACACTATTATGGTGGGTTATCATGGAAGTGAAGGTATAAATGTATATTCATATAACAATGCTACAAGTGGGTGGGAACAAGTTGGAAATAATATAAGTTTGTTTCACGGTGGATATATGTCAGTAGCTGAAATGACACCTGACGGTAAGTATATTGTATGTGGAACTTGGACAAACCAAGGAAAAGTAAGAGTTTATGCACTTTCAAATAACGAATGGTTACAACTCGGAAACGAGATTGTTGGGGACGAGTCATCTAGCCTTGGCACATCAATGTCAATATCACAAAACGGGATGCGAATTGCATTGTCAACACGTCCATACGAAGCCAATAAATATAATGAAGTTCATTTATATGAATATCAGTTATGATTCCAAAAAAAATCATAACGTTTGATTTTGACGATACTCTTACATTACCACATTACGATGAAGAAGAAGAGTTGTGGACATCTGGTTTAGAACCCAACAAAAAAACAATTTCAGCACTAAAAAAGTTTGCTTCAAAAGGATACGAAGTAAAAATTGTAACATCACGGCACGGAACAGGTAAACATAAAAAAGATGTTGCAACATTTGCAAAAAAGCACAATCTTCCGATAAAAGACATTATATTCACCAACGGAAAAGACAAAGTACATACTCTACTTAGAATAGGAAGTGTATTGCATTATGATGATGATCCACATGAACTTTCGTTGATAAAAAGCAAGAAAATAAAAACTATTCATATTAAACATCCTCTGGATAAATAATAAATTTGATTTTTTTCGTAATATTTATATAATATATTTATATTATATGAATTCAAAAATAAAATGGGAAGAAGTCACGACACACGATAAACTCATGGAATATATTCGTGAAGTTATTGGTGAACATAATTTATATGATGAATTGTATGAAGATTTGTTGTATGGTATGATTAAAAATCGTGAACTTCAACAAAAGCAGGAAAGACTGAATGAAAGTATTTCCGATATGCAAGGAATTATTATGCCAAATGGAAAATGAAATAAAAGAAAGTAGATGGTCTAAATTTGTTTCATCTTTTGAAGATTACAAGTATAGTACTTTTGGAGATATTGATGAATATTACTTGACATCTCAAGAAAGAACAAATATGTTCAAAAAAGCAACTGAAGAACTCAAATACCAAATAAAATCAATACGTGAACAAAATAAATCAAATAAAGATAAAACTAAATAAAATGGAAAGTGCGGTTAAAAAAGCATACATTTATCAGTTTGAACCAAAACCACCAACCCAAAATCAATTAATTATTAGAAAACTAATTGAATATGCAAAGGTGACTTATTTTAAAAAAAATAATTAATTTTAATCCAAGATTACATCTTCATCGTATTTATAATTGGAGATGAATTGGAAACGCATAATAAAATATCATGCAAGATGGCAAAGTGGTTTCATCGTATCTTTTCCTGTAATGTATATATGTCAGGAAAAATTAGGAATGCCTTTGTGGGCAAGTATCGTTTTATTTCAGTTTGTTGGTGCGTTGATATATTATAATATTGACCATTTCATATTTAAGAAGTAATATATAATAATGTTAAATAATATATTCTCTTTGATTCTGGTGACTACGATTTGTTTCGCAATTTATTTTGCAACAATTTATCCGTCCGTCAGATTTCTTCAAGCAACGGAATAATGCTTGAACTAAATACAATCTATAACGAAGACAATCTTAAAACGATGTCTTTAATGGATGACGATTTTATAGACTTGGTGGTCACTTCACCACCGTATGATGAAAGAAGAACCTACAAGGGTTATTCATTTGATTTTGAAAATATGGCAAATGAATTGTTTCGTGTAACAAAACAAGGTGGTGTAGTTGTTTGGGTTGTTAACGATTCAAGTTACGGAGCAAACGAGACAGGAACAAGTTTTCGTCAAGCATTATACTTCAAGGAAATTGGTTTTAATTTATTTGATACAATGATATACGCAAAACCACCAAGAGGTGCAGTTGGCAACAATAAAAGTTATTGGCAAACATTTGAGTATATGTTTGTGTTAAGCAAAGGTTCACCCAAAACAATCAATTTAATTTGTGATCGTGAAAATCAGGAAAGTAGAAACGGTGATCGTGGAACAAAACGATTAGAAACAGGAGAACTCAAAAGCATAAAACGAGGTGGATACGGAAAACTCGGAAGACGAACAAATATTTGGCAGTATAAAGTTGGTAAAGGAAAAAGTTCAAGTGATGCGATTGCACATAATCATCCTGCTATTTTTCCTGAAGAACTTGCTAAAGATCATATTGTTAGTTGGAGCAACGAATATGATTTAATTTACGATCCATTTATGGGAAGTGGAACAACTGCAAAAATGGCATTGCTTTGCAATAGAAATTTTATCGGAAGTGAAATTTCAAAAGAATATTGCGAAATTGCAAATGAAAGGATAAATCAATATGTCAGTTGAAAATTCTAAAATTTACGATGCTTATGTAGATGGTTCTTTTTCTGCAAAGTTTGATAAAGGTTCGTGGGCATATACTATCGTAGATAGTGAAACGGACAAAAGCATTGCAGAAGGAGTTGGATTATTAAATTACACACTTCAACCAGAACTTAGAAAATTGCGTAACATTGCAACGGAATGTCGTGCAGTCATCGAAGCACTTGATTATGCTTCTGTATATAATATGCGTTTAAATGTATATTATGATTATATTGGACTTCAAAGATGGGTGTGGGATATTACTGAGAATCAAACACCTTGGCAATGCAAGAACGATTTTACTTGGGAATATCGTCAAGATGTGATAAGATATGAAAAATATTTAAATAAAATGATATGGGTTAAAGGTCACAACGGAAATAAATGGAACGAATATACCGATGAACTCGCAACTCGATTAACTGGAACAAGTCAAAAGAAAGCAAAAATATAA